AGGTTCTTGTTGGTTTCTAATATTTGGTTCTTGTGCATTAGAAGGATGACGATAGATAACAGGTTGTCTAGCCTGCCTAATATTTGGCTCTTGTGCATTTGCAATATAAGGATATGGCGTTTGTGCGTTTCTTATATTTGGTTCTTGTTGGTTTGCAATATAAGGATATGGCGTTTGCCTATTCCTAATATTTGGTTCTTGTGCATTTGCAATATAAGGATAAGGTTGTTGAACACTCTGTTGTCCTGATGCGTTATTCCAACCAGTAGGTGTCTTGATGTAGATTTGGTCTACATCTTTCCATGTAGTAGGACCAGTTTTTACCCAAGCGCCTTTAGTGGCATTCCAACCTGTGGGAGTTTTTACCTTCTGAGAGCCTGTCGCCATATTATAAAGTCCTAACTATTAAGAGTAAAGAATCCATAAATCGCCGATTGCGCCGTCACCTCCACCTGGTGCAGAAGTCGATTGATGAATATTTCTTGCAACAGCACCACTGTTAGCGGCATGACTTGTAGTTATTTGGCCAAACCCAACATTTGATGATGTTCCTACCGCTTGTCCGATACTAACTGCACCGTTTGATATTGCAACACCAGTTCCTGCGGTAATGTGAGCTCTTACTTCAGCTGCACTTGGACCAGTGTATGTAATCACACCTGTTGAACTATTATATGCGGCTGAACCATCTCCACCAGCATCTGTGACTGAGATTGCAGCTCTAGCTCTTGCAGTTGTGTGATAAAGGTTACTTGAACCTTCTGTTAAATCATCTGTATCATGTCCAGTTAATGCTGTGACTGTACCAGCACTTCCAGATACATTACCTGTGACATTACCTGTAAGATTACCTTCAAGAGTTCCTGCCTTAAAGTGTTCAGAACCTATTGACCATTCATCTTCTGATTCGTCCCAAATTAAAGTTTTAGCAGATGAACTACCTCTAGTAATACTGATACCACTATCTTCTGATGGTGTACCTGAGGTGAAATTACTGTTAAGTGCGATTATATTATCTGCAAGGTTAATTGTTTCTGAGTTTACAGTTGTTGTAGTTCCGGAAACTGTTAAGTCACCAGAAATTGTCATTGAATCACTAATTGCAACTACACCTGTTCCGTTTGCACTTATTGTTAAGTTGCCGTTTGTAGTTCTTGATTCTATTGCATCTACATCTATTGAGTTTGCAAAAGTGATTGCATTACCATCTGATGAAGTGATATTAGAACCTGCCTGAACTTCGACAGGACCTTTAAGTTGTATACTACCACTACCAGTTGGGTCTAACTCAACATCACCTGAACCACCTGTTTGCACACTAACATTTTGGTTAGAGTCAGCAGAAATAACAATTGTTCCTGAACTATCTTCAACCACTTTTTGTCCATTAACATATAATGAACCTGGCCCGATGTATACATCTTTCCATGTTTTTGTAGATGAACCTAAATCGTAAGTATCATCTGTAGTTGGTATTAAATGACCTCCTATTGTAGAGGCCGCAGTTGTTGTGACACCTGCAAATGAAGGTTTATCAGAAGTTGCAACTGCTTGTCCTATCGCAAGAACACCACTTGAAGCGGTTATACCAGTTCCTGCAATTGCAGTAGATATATCTGCGATTGCTTCTTTTCTACTTCCATTTGAATCGTTTGCATCTATTATTGCAACACTATCATTCGCAACATCTACAGTAGCTGCCGTTAATTCGTTTAAATCTAATGCAACTGTTATTGCACCACTTGTTCCACCACCCGAGAGACCATCACCTGCTGTGACTCCTGTTAAGTCTGCTGTTGATGATAATACACCATTGGTTGCAGTGATATTAGTTCCTGCCATTGCAGTAGCGAGGTCTGCAATTGATTCTTTCTTACTTGTGTTACCTGTTGCATCGATTATTGGAATACTATCGTTTGCAACATCTACAGCAGCTGCTGTTAATTCATTAAAGTCAAGTGCGACTGTTATTGCACCACTTGTTCCACCACCAGATAAACCGTCACCTGCTGTGACTCCTGTTAAATCTGCGGTTGTAGAAAGAACACCATTTGTTGCAGTTATGTTTGTACCTGCCATTGCGGTGGCAAGGTCTGCGATTGATTCTTTTCTTGATCCATTACTGGCAGAAGCATCTACTATTGCAACACTATCGTTTGCAACATCGACTGCAGCTGCCGTTAATTCATTTAAGTCTAATGCAACTGTGACTGCACCTGAATTTCCGCCACCTGATAAACCATCGCCTGCGGTGACACCTGTGACATCACCTTGTTGTCCGTTTATTGTTAATGTACCAGCAGCGTCATCATATGATAATGATACTCCTGTTCCTGCTGTTAATAGTGTATTGACTTGGTCGTCAATTACCTCTAGTGCCGCTGTTCCAAATGCGGCTGCCGTTAAATCTCCTGAACTATCTAAAACTGCAGCTGTTCCTACAGATAGCCCATTCTTGATTATAAAATTCTTGTCTGTCATTAGAAGGTACCCCCATTAATTGTCGCTAATGTCAATACTCCTGATGTTGAATTATATGCTAAATCTCCACCTGCAGCCACTGATATAACGCCTCTAGCTCGAGCGGTAGTGTGATAAAGGTTACTTGAACCTTCACTAACATCATCTGTATCTATTGTAGATAGTGCTGAAGCTACTATTTTACCAGCTGAACTAATTACTTCTGTGGAACCTACTGATAACCCATACTCAATTACGAAAGTGTTTTGTGTCGCCATTTCTTATGTGTCCCTTGTGGTTTAAGTGTAATACTGTAATTATTTATGTAATTAAACTCTCTACTAAAGGTCTAATTTAGAATAAAGTTTAATTTATTGTATATTTTTTAGACAGTGTGGTCGATTCTTTTGAACTTATATACTGTTGAGTTTGTAGTAGCACTTGCAACCCTAAGTCTAAGACTGCCACTATTGATATCAACTGAGAATGTTCCTAAGTCACTAGAACCACCTTGCAATACTGTTCCAAATTGAGATATAGATGCATTTGTTCCGTCATGAACAACATGAACTTCTGTTATTTGATAATCACTTCCTGTAGCGTCTGAGATTGATATAGAGTATTTTGCACCTCTATATGTGGCAATTGCAAGACTATCTAAGGTCGATGCACTTGTCGATGTTGTAGTTAATGTTCCAGATACTAAATCACGATTTGCAAATGCTAATGTTCCACTACCATTTGTTTGTAGAACTTGATTTGCAGAACCATCACTTGTAGGATATGATAAACTTGCAGCTGTTAGAGTAGTAGAAGTTAAATCACCAATTCTTAAATCTGCATATGCATAATTTGTTCCACCAGTATTTACAGTTGTGGTTGGTTCTTCTTCTAAACCATCAAATAGTTTCCATGTAGAATCTGATGCATCTCTGAATAAACCTGTAAATTCTGATGCTCCACCATCTGATAAACCATCGTTATAGTTTCCATAGAAACCAATATCAATTAAATCGGAAGAAGTGTTCTGATTTGCATATTCATACAACGAATCACCAACTGATGTGGTGGTTGAATTAACTGTCACCGAAGTTCCTGTGACTGTTAAATTTCCATCAACAGTTAAATTTCCATCTACTTGGGTATTTAATTCGGATTGCAGACCTAAATCTGCATAAAATTTCGCTTTAGTTGCCATAATGTTATTTATGTTATTTTAGGATTGTAAGACAAAAAAGGGGACCCGAAGGTCCCCCTTAAACATAATGTTTTGTTTCTTTAAGCGTCTACTAAAATTCTCTCGAACTTAATTACACTTGACGAGTTAGATGCTGGTGTGCATCTTAATCTGACATTACTGCCAGATATGTCTGCATCAAATGTCGCTATAGTTGCATCCTTTAATGTGCCGTATTGTGTTATTGTCACAGCCGAACCATCATGGACTAACATTATTTCCGTAGAGTGAAAGTCACTTCCTCTAGACATTGCAACGATGTATCTTGCAGCTCTAAAACTTGCGTGAGCAAATGTATCTAAATTAAACTGAGTAGTGGCTGTTTTTGTAGTAGCCCCTCTAGTCTTCTGTTTAGATGTCATAGATTTAGTAGTTGTGATACTATCTGATGTTGAGTCATAAGTAAGGTGTCTAATCAACTCTGCGAGTTTAAAACTATTTGTTATAGCCATTTTTTATATCCCCCTTATGTATGCCTTATTTGGAAAGTGTCTACTGTTGTGTTAGTGTTAGCAGGAGTACATAAAAGTCTCATGTTTCCTGAATTAACATCTGCACTCAGCGTAAACAACGATGCCGTTGAATATACATCTCCGTATTGAACGAAAAATGCGGCCGATCCATTATTAATTAACAAAACTTCAGCAGCGTGGGTGCCAGCAGAAGCATGCGTTGCACACAACACATACTTGATTGCCTTATTCGCAACTGCATTGGAACTCAATACTTGGTTTGCGTTAGTTGTAGTGAAAGCTGTAGCAGTAAAATAACCTTGGACTAAGTCCGCAGCTGTTATTGCTACTACTTCTACAACATCACCTGATATTGCGTTCTGTGCTAATGTGACGGTAGAGGTATTGGTTGCAGTATAATCTGAACCACCATCTATCAATTTAACACCATTTAAGTATACTTGTTCTGCGCCTACTGTGTAAGATAATGAATTTCCATCATCATCATTACCTGTAATAGCAGTTGTATTACTTGTTATGGTATATTTGAATATTGATATACCGGAACCTCCGATATCGCCCCATGAGAGCGTACCTGAACCGTTGGTCTTTATTACTTGACCATTTGTACCATCACTGGTTGGGAATGTTATAGCGTCATTGATAGTAAAAGTTTTTGGGATTGACCCAACTTCTACTATAGCAGCTGAACCGTCATTTTTCTCAGTGTATACCCTACCGTGATAGGTGTTTATCGCCAACTCACCAAGTGCTAAATCACTTGTAGCTGGAGTATCATTCTGAGTAGAACTTCGTTTAAACTGAATAACTGTTGCCATATCTTCCTCCTATAAACAAGCGTTATTATTAACTAAAATGTACCGCCGTCTATACCAGTAATAGTGACTGCGCCACTGGTTACTGTGAAGTTTGCACTAGCGAAAGAAGCCACACCCTTATTGGTTGTAGATGCTTCTTCACCAACGATTGTTATACTTCCGTTACCATTAGTGATATCGATACCTTCACCAGCTGTTAATGTTCCAGCTGCAAAGTCACCATTACCACCATGACCAATCAATAATTGACCAGCTGATGGAGCGGATCCATCTACTGATGTTATTGAACCTGAAAGAGCAAGACCTGTTGCTTCTAATCCACCAAATACTGCGTTACCAGCACTTCCTGAGAATACCTCAGAAGTATTAGTAGCATCTGCAATAAAGGTAAACTTGCTTGTTGAATCGTCAAATCCAAAGAATCCAACTTTAGCAGCTGAACCATTGTGATATCTAAACTCAATACCTCTGTCTTTGTTATCGTCAGAGCCTGGAGCAGTATCACCACCAACCGTAAAGATTGGATCGTCCACTGTTGTAGTTGTTGAATTAACTGTTGTGGTTGTACCATTAACTGTTAATCCACCTGTAACCACAAGGTTATTTCCTATAGTCACATTATTTGGAAGTCCAACTGTTAAGGTATTACCCGAACCAGCTGTTTCGATTTCGTTTGCAGTACCAGCGATAGTTAGTGTTTCACTATCTAAGTCAATGGATAACGCACCACCTGAATCACCTTGGAAATCCAAGTCTGAACCAGTTAGTTGTGTATCGACATAATCTTTAATTGCAGCTGATGTTGCTAGAGTTGTGTCGTTATCGTTTGAACCGATACCTTCTGACTCTAATACAATTGTTGCATCAGCGAAAGATGCGAATACTACTGCATCGTCTGCCAATTTGTCTGCTGTGACTGCATCATTCACAATAGAAGCGGTGACAACTGCGTTAGATGCTAATTGGTCTGCACCAACAGCGTCATCAGCAATCATCGCTTGTTCTACAGCGTCATTTGCGATTGTTATTGCACCGGTATCTGCCATGGTAGCATCACCTGACATGATGTTATCTATCCATTTAGATGTACCTGTGTCGTACAACATCATCGAACCATCAGCAGGAGTTGTCAGATTAGTATCTGTTGCACCTGCGACAGTAGATGTTGTTGAAGCGAATGATAGGACTCCACTTCCGTTAGTTGCTAAAACTTGGTTTGCACTACCATCTGAACCTGGTAAAGTCCATGTGACATTACTTGCCACACTGTTAGGGGCTTTAAGACCTACATAGTTAGAACCGTTATCGGTATCTTCCATAATCTTTAAAGTACCACCTGTAGATGCACTATTACCGATTTTAAAATCAGCAGGAGTTGCAGTTGAACCAGCAAGCATATCAGTATAATACTTACCACCAATCGCTTGGATTAATGCGGTAGAGTTATCTGAATCTACTGACTCAATATAAAGTTTTGCACTAGCACCGGAATTCGACCTATCTTGCACATATGCCAATTCGCCTTCAGCTAAATCACTGATTGCTGGCGCACTCGCTCCTGTGCTTCGTTTGATTTGAATTACTGTTGCCATTTTTTATTCCTCTAAAATAAATTGTGTAAATGAAATTAATTTAATTTTCTCTTCACTATCCGAGAAAGAACATATTGTATCTATCCTCTCACTATGAGGTTCGTGTCTCACTGAATGACACATTGATGTTTGTAATAGTATTTATACGATTAGAATGCTCTATCTAAAATCTTTTGTGATAATAGATTCCGTTGTGAGTTATAACTAAACCTTGAACACTTGTTATCCATTTCAAAGCTTTGAGTCTATCATCTGTAGTATTGTCTAGAAGTTCATAGATAATAACATTGCCCACAAGTTTTATAGCGACTACATCCATTTTATGGGGTGTTTCGCCTAATATTGGATTCTTTTCAATGAGAGGACAATGAGGTTTTTTCTGACAATTTATCATCCTGAATGTTTGATATGTGTCTATAGCAGATAATGTTAAGTATGAACGCCAGAGTTTTTTTTCATCATCTTCCCAATCATCTGCTGGAAGAGCTACAGCATTAGAACTAACAACAGCAGCCGTAATTAAAAGGAATGTTAATAACCACTTCAATGGTCTTCCTAATTTAAAAAGTTCCGCCGTCTAAAACAGTTGTGGTCTCCCATTTATCAGTGGTTGCATTATAAGTTAAAAGTCCATCATCTGTTTCTGTCGCATTTACATCTGCGAGTTCTTGAATACTCTTAGCAGATAGGTCGGCTGCTCCTCCACTACCAACTGATACTTGTTTTGCTCTCAAGTTGGTTGTATTTGATAATACACCACCTATTGTAGCGACTCTTGATACTACTCCTTTAATTGCCATTATCTGGTTACTCCTGGTGTTATAATTGCTTGTCCTTCAACAACTCTTGTTATTTTTCCTCCGGAACTAGTTATGTTCATGTCATAAACATATCTACCCGCCGTTAATGCTGCTGTTTGTGTATCAGTTAAAGACATTGTTATTTTTCCGTCAGCCGGTGTTCCATGAGCAGTAGTGAAATCTACTTTGGTACTAGAACCATATGTCTTTCTAATCTGACCCGCTGATGAATATCCAGTTAAATTTAGAGTTTCACCGGTTGCATCAGACACATCGACTACTATTTCAAAGTCTGTTCCTTGGTCAATAAATAAATTTGCGATAATAGCCATACAACTATTTATACATTTTAATTACTAAACTGGCCTGTGGGTACTGATTGATGAATTTTATTAACATTTGATGCATCCTTCTTAACGAATACTTCTTCTACTTTCTCTACTGTATTTGGTGCAGTTTTCATGAAAACACCTTTAGCTTTTGCAACTTGATTTATTTGTCTGGTACCAATATATGGTGATTGAGCATCATAGGGACTTCTGTGGTTATATGTTGCAGGAGACCTATGTTGATATGTAAAAGGTGACCTATGGTCGTATGTCAATGGCGACCTATGGTCATATGTAAATGGACTTTGTTTAACTCTAATATTGGGTTCTTGAGCAGCCCTAATATTAGGCTCTTGTTGGTTTCTTATATTTGGTTCTTGAACAACAAGGGGCTGTCTTGCAATATAAGGTGTCTGATTGTTTCTTATATTAGGTTCTTGTGCATCACTAGGTTGTTGTTTATTAGAAGTAGCTTGTGCGTTTCTTATATTCGGTTGTCGAGCACTATAAGTGAACGGCGACCTATGGTCATATGTAAAAGGCGACCTATGGTCGTATGTAAACGGCGACCTATGTTGATAGGTAAACGGCACTCTATGTTGATAGGTAAACGGACTTCTATGTTGATAGGCATATGGTGACCTATGGTTGTATGTAAACGGTGACCTATGTTGATAGGTAAACGGACTCTGCTTACTTGCAATATAAGGATAGGGGTTTTGTTGATTCCTTATATTGGGTTCCTGAGAAGCCCTAATATTTGGCTCTTGAGCAGACTTAATCGTAGGTTGCTGAGCGTTCTTAATAACAGGTTGCTGCTGACTTGCAATGTATGGATAAGGGTATGGTGTTTGATTCTGTGCCATTATATTCTCCTACTAAGCGCTAGATTCTCCATTTGCTTCTGCCCTTAAAGACCAATCACAAACATATGTAATTGTAGGTAAAGATGAATGTTCAAAAATCAGATTAAGGGAAAAATCCGCTCTTTCAACCGTTGGTTCACCACCACTTTCTTCACTTTCAGCAGTAACCTCCCACTCAAAATACTTAGTGTCAACAGTTGCCGGAACTGTTGTAGCTGAAGCAGTTATGGTGCTGGCGTTATCATCACCATCGGTATTAAATGTTCCATAAGTTCCGGTTTCTTGTGGAGTTGTTTGTGTAAATTTTACTGTATATGCACCGTCTCCAGCAAGCGTATGGTCAGAAGAATTCACATAAAAGGCCCGAGTCAAAGTCGAATGACTAGAAGTTAAAGCACCAGCATGGTCTCTATGAGCAATAGTTTTAACCCAAGCTTCAAGACGACCAGACACATATTTACAGGTTACTCTAATTCTTACATAACTATTAGAAGTATCATCCATTACGAAATCAATAGCTTGACCGTAAACATGAGTAATATCATCTACCCAATTAAATGGTTTTGTTCCTGATGCATTATATGTTAAAGGTGACCTATGGTCGTATGTAAACGGAGACCTATGGTTGTATGTAAACGGTGACCTATGGTCATATGTAAACGGTGACCTATGTTGATAGGTAGTAGGTGTTTGCCCTTGTCTAGCATATGTCACAGGTTGTCTTCCTTGACCAATATTAGGTTCTTGACCAGACTTAATCGTAGGTTGTCTTCCTTGAGCAATATTGGGTTCCTGAGCACTCTTAATGTTTGGTTGTTGAGCAGACTTAATCGTAGGTTGTTGAGCACCCCTAATATTTGGCTCTTGAGCAGACTTAATCGTAGGTGCTCGAGCACTAGCAATATAAGGAATTCTATGATTATAAGTTGAAGGGTGTTGATATATTATAGGATGCCTATAGGTCGAAGGACTTCTGTGGTCGTATGTAGCAGGTTGTCTTGCTTGATATGATGCTCGAGAAATACCAGGACTTCTATGTTGATATGTAGAAGGCGACCTATGGTCATATGTAAATGGTGACCTATGGTCGTATGTTAAAGGTTGTCTAGCCGGTCTAATATTTGGCTCTTGCTGAGACCTAATGTTAGGTTCTTGAGCATTCCTAATATTAGGTTCTTGCGTATTACGAATATTAGGTTCTTGAGCAATTACAGGTTGTCTTGCGTTGTAAGGCTGTTGAAAAGTTCCTAAACCATGTTTTATAAAAATATCGTCTGACATATCATTATATTAAAAAGTATATATGGCCGACTGATTTACCTGAACCACTTGGCAAACCACTAGTTAAATCACTATCAGTTATAATACTATAGTCTAACTCGACATCGTCTCCATCTAACTTAACCCCATTACTTGTATTCACACTTAAAGTTGTTTGTCCATCTAATTGAGTGTCACTACCACCATCTGGATTGTCAACATATGCTTTTGCCAAACCACTACCAGCGACAATAACATCATTAACCCTATCGTCTGTAAAGTATTTGTTATTTGAACCCTCTGATACAGCATCAGTTGTATTTGAATTGTTTGAAGGTTCCCAATAACTATTACCTGCGTCCCATACTAGTATTTGACCTGCGGTTGGAGAACTTGTATAATTAATATCAGATAATGCAGCTGCAGTTGAAGCACCAATTCTAGCATTTGCACGAGCATCTGCTCTTGCATCTGTATAATAAAGATTACTTGAATCTTCATCAATATGAGAAGTGTTTAATTCTATATTTGCAGTACCATTAAATGCTACACCACTTATATTTCTTGCAGTGGCCAACGCAGTAGCTGTGTCTGCATTTCCTGTGACATTACCTGTTAGATTGCCATGAAAATCTGTAGCGTACATTTTGTTGAATTTTCTAGATGAGATACCAACTTGTTGTGTATTGTTTGTATTAGGTGTTATATTTGAATCAACTGTTCCAGCAAATGTGATTGTATCTGAAATCGCATTACCCAAGTCGACATTGCCATTTGCTACTAATGCGCCTGTTAATGTTGTAGTGCCTGTGACACCTAAAGTACCACCCAATAGTGTATTGCCAGATATATCAGCAACACCATTAATATCTAATGAACCACCTTCTAATTCTCCGGATGCGGTTATGTTTACTGCACCTGTTATTGAACCACTTGATAATGATGCAGTGCCATCTGATACAGTTGGAAACTGAACTTTCTTACCTGATACTGTTGATATAACATCATCTTCTGCAAAAGTTTTGCCTGCAAGTTGAATTTTATATCCTGATTCTAATAAAGTTGTTGCAGGCGAATTAGTACCATTTAAAATAACACCATTTGCGTTTGAATTATAAATTGTATTTTCAGCACTCTTCTGGAAGAATGATGTTGCAGAACCACTAATTTCGGTTCCTATAAATGCACCAGTGTATGAGTATATTGTAAGTCTATCATTAGCAGACATTGCATTTGCTTGACCCGATGCGTAAGTTCCTTGTAATACTACTGATTCATGATTACCAGCACCATCTGGACTTGCAACAATGTAATCTACATCTTCTACTAAGTGTCTTTCGTTTTTATAAACTTGAATCTTATCTTTTCTAAAGAGAAGTGTATTTGAAAAATTATCTGCTCCAGTAAAGGTGACTTGGTTTGCTGTTGCAACATATACATATTCTTGTAAGAAGAATTGTTTATTGTCTAATACATTAAGTGCATCTATTACAGTATCATTTGAACCAAGTTTCATGGAACCATTCAAACCATTGATGTCTCCCACATCGTATGCGAGTTCATTATATTGCTTTCTAAAATCTTCTATTGTTGCAAAATTGTCTACTGTTTTAGCCATGTAATTTCTCTACTATTTCTTCCAATAAATTTTTAATTTCTGATACTTCTTCCTTTAAAGTATTTATCTCTTCTTTCTGATTTCTCATCAGTTGTCTTCTTCTCATTGTCAATCTATATTGTTCTGTATCGGTGTTGATAATTGCTTGAGAACTTTCTTCTCTTACTATATCACTATGACCTTCTACATTAATATATTGTTTCATAATATTATGCCAGTGCAATACATCTAAGCGATGTCACTAATGGAACAATCGAAGTATTTTTTGCCTGGCCAACTATCTTCACTACAAAACCTGTGAACTCTGGTAAACCATCAGCAGTATATTCATACTCTTTAAAGTTTCTAGCATCTTGTTCTATTGCTGTATCTGGCGCACCTGTTGTGTTGAAGAATTCAAACCCTAAATCATCTATAGGTGTTGTTTCATCATTCTTCAATATTTTATACATAAATTTTAAATCTGTGTCTGGCGGTCTAAAGTTATCTGAAATAACTTTCAATTGCGTTGCAGGATTCTTAAGATTAACTTTTCTTGTTATATAAACCATTGCGTTATTGTCGCCATCTGGTTCTGTTGAATCTATATAAACTGAATTTGTTGTTAAATCAGCTGAAGAATCGATATCGTTAATTCTATTCATAATACCTAAACAACCAATTGTTCCAATATCGACAACTGGAGATACATTCTGATTACTAGTGTAGAATTGTAATCTACATTCAAACGATTTACTTGTAGTTCCGCCTGTTTGTTCTTCTTGTTCGTTTATACTTGATGAAATTATACTTGGTCTCTCAAAGTAATTGTTATCATTCAATGTTATGAAATCGTTTGTTGAGCGTAATGTATATGTTGTATCTAATGAAGAAGACTCAGGAGAATTTGTTCCTGTTCTTCTTACACTACTAATCATTGCACAATCTTTATAGGTCAAAGAAGGTATCATTGTATGTAATACATCATAATACAAGTTTTTAGTCATATAAGAAGTCTCACCACCACCTATTGTCGATTCAACAGCGTTAGTGTAATCTAAACCATAACTTGTTAAATCTGGTGTGCAAGTGAACGAATCTATTTCATAGTTTCCAATATTAGCAAAACTTTTATTAATGGCCGCAATTGGTATACCACCCAATGTGTCTCCAATTGTTGTAATACCGACTGTGAATGTTTGACTGTTAATTGTGACTGTGATTGTCTCTGTAGTTGTATATCCATAACCTGGATCAACAATACTAATAGCATTTACTGCATCTGTATCACTTGCATCAACAACTACTTTTACTTTCAGACCTATACCTGAACCACTACTAGCTACTGAAGCCTCTGTACCGCCGCCTGAACCTGTTGTATAAGTCTGAGCTGTCACAGCACCAGTAATCGCACTTGGTGTTGCAAGTTTAAGTGCTCCGTTTGATTTATCTCCTTCAACTCCCCATATAACGACATTTGAATCTGTATCGTATAATCCATGAGCGTAAGAGTAAACTCTAAAGAATGGTTGATTGTTATAAACTTCTATTGAGTTATTTTGTAATTTTGATTCTGGTAAATGTGCATTTTCAAATATAACATTTGCATATGCGTTTGTTGTAAACTTAGCAGTTTTCATGTTAAATTTGAGGTCATCTGTTTGTTCTGCTGTCCATGTAGATGCATTTTGTGACATAAACAATGAACCAGCATATGGTTGACCTGATATAGTTTGTCCTGTAATTAAATCTTTTTCACCCATTCTTGATATGAAACAATTGTAATCTGTTGAATTAGTGTATACTACGAAACAATATTCTTGCATGTCTTCTAAGTATACTGGTGATTCGAATGTAAATGTTGTTGCAGATGAACCATCTTCTGAAATATTAACATCAGCAGGATTCTTTGTGACTATTGAAAATGGTATTGTCACTTGGCCTGGATAACCATTAACCATATTTCTAATTTCTATTGAAACAGGTAGACTTGCAGACTTAGATTTAAAGTATACATCTATAGATGTTAAGAACATACCACCATCTGATTCTACTAAGAACGATTCTGCTAATGGGTCACTCCAACCTCTTGGTTCTGGTTCCAATCTAAATGGAAAGTTTCTATTGAAGTCTTGTAATGTTTCCATTCTATCACCTACAGGCAATGCAACTGGTTGTGGCACTGGTACCGGAACTGGCACTGGCGCCGGAACTGGTGCAGGTGCTGGAACTGGTGCAGGCACTGGAGCAGGTGTCGGTGCCGGAGGTGGTGATACAATCGGTAAGTTCGCCGGCGGAGGTGGTGGTGGCGGCGCAACTGGTTGTGGTGGCGCCGGAGGCGGAGGTGGTGGTAATGAACCATCTTGTGTCACATTTTGTCTCTCACCTTTCCTGACTATTGTTCTTTCGCCTGTTAGTCTCTCTGTGACTACTCTACCATTTCTCGTTGAAACAACTTCTGTTTGTGAACTGTTTAATAATCCTTGTGCTTGATACATTCCACTACCTGATGAATCTGGATTACTCAGATTCGTTGCACTAGAGGTAACTCTAAGTTCTCTTTGTCCTGTTGGGAATCTTTGATAAGTATCATTTGGTATATTGAAATGACATATTACTTTACCATTACCATCTGTTTTTACTCCAGATGCAACTGTTGTTCCACTATCTTGTGAATAAGTTGCTGAATCTGGTCTTACATATTGGTCTACTCTGATACCATCAAAGTATATGTAATGGTTCGTAAATGGTTTTAAGTTTGTTGCTGTTACCTTTATTTCTCTACTTCTGATAAAAGGTATAACAGACACACTTACAATTCTGTTGTTTCTTGTTTCTACGAAGTCTTCAACTACTGATGTATTAACTCCTTGTCTTGACTGAACTTCTGGTGTATCAGTAATTTCTTTTCCTATTATTGTTCCTTGAACCCATTCACCACCTTGAGCAGGGTCACCAGACCACGAACCAGGTACTGTTGATTCAACAGATGTATCTACAACTGTTGGTTCACCAACCCATGTCGTTTGCCAGTTATTCCAAACTGTTCCAAGTGAGTTAGCATTTTCAGCAAGAACAGCATCAAAGTTTCCTTCTCTATTAATTCTAACTTCTGGTAATTGTTCTGAATCATTCCATATATCTGATTCTGGTTCTAATTTTACATTACCTATAAATGCGAATACATGATATGGATTAACATTAACATGTCTTGATGCTTTACTTTGATTCACATATGATGATTGTGTATAAGGTAATGTAATTAAGTCACCAGTCTTTTGGTAACCTGATGAATATGATGTGTTTAAATTTATATCAAAGAATTGTGAATATGATTGTGGTCTTAATTGACCAACTTTAGTATCGATACCAACATGATAATCTGGATGAGATACATCACCAATCTTATGGCCTCTAAAGTTATCTACTAAGAAACCTGATTTGTATCTATCGAAACCGTCTGCATCTAAAATTTGTTTTGTTTGTGTATCTTTCTCTAATAAGGATAATGCAGTGACCCTTTCTAGAGTTGTGACTCTTTGATTGATTTTACCAATGTCACCCATTGTGAATCTTCGATAATCTTTTGACTTAACAGTTATTTCACTTACCTTTTGTGTGAAGGCAGGAATGAACAATTCAAATAATTCTAATGCATCATCAATTGCGATAGGTCTTTGTGGTGTTATTGAAGGATTACCTTGTGATACTTCCCATGAACCACTTCTATGTAAGAATACTTTATCAATTCTTGGAACATAGAAAGTAATATTACCTTTAATCATTGATGTTGGTAATGCACATCTTGAATAAGATGACCTTGCAGTTGTTATGTCAGCATTTGAATTACCATCAATATCTGCTCTTGTGGCCTCAAAACTTCTTGCTTCATAAGCAAACGGAGATTTTAATATACCTTCACCATTACCTGCTGTTCCAAATGCACTCAAGTCTAAGATTGATGTTTGGTCATATATATAACTATTACCACCAAAAGTAGCGTTACCAAATAACTGACCAACTGATGGTCTAAAGTCTACTGCATCTGCAAGTTCAAATTGACCATCTGGTTCGAAACCACCCAAGTCAACTTTGTTTGGTGAAAAGTTTGGAATATCTTTATATGCAATACCAGAATATGATGATACATCATAGAAGTCACCAGAACCACCTGTGAACATATCAAAGATAACTGTTATCTGATTGTTTGGTGTAGGTTCGCCTTGTTTTAAAACTAGTTTAGCGTGGTCATAATAACCATCTCTTTGACCATTGTCTAAAGAATATCTGTTTGTAATCTCTGGTGAATTAGTTCCTATAGATGTTAGAGTTCCAATTGCACCTGATGTTTCATCTACTATTGTTTCGCCTGCTGTGAATGTGTGGTTTGTTAGATAATAGAAGTATGATGTAGTATCATCTCCATTCCAATCTATTAATTTTGCACGAACACCCGATGTTTGTCCTTTAATAATATTACCTGTTGCGAAAGCTCCCGATGTTTGGTCTATTACTGCATTGGGTGGTGTTGCGACACTATTTGTTGTTGTACCTGGAACTGCCTCAAATATTCCTCTTATCTTATATACATCTGCAACACCAAGTGATAATTCTTTATGGTCATATGCAGTTCCATAGAATGGATTGTCTGTATGAGAATCACTCTTACTGAATCTTACAGCACGAAACTCTCGTAAATTTTTTGCTTTAGCGGTAGGATTTGTGACACTTACTGTATACGATGCTCTTACTATTGCATTTTGGTCAGCACTGGTACCGATTGTGACGGTTGCTCCAGATATGGTTACATCATCACCTTGTAATACTGCACCATTACCTCTTCCCGAAGATGGACTTCCTGAAGCTTTTACTATTGCGAATTGATAGTTATCGTTGTTCTTTGGTTCAAAACTTTCGCTATTTTCTTTTGTTAATGTTATCTCACCACTACTTCCTACTGTAAATTCTTTTTGATATCTGACTGTAATTTCTGTTGGTGTATTTCCAGATACTTTATCTCTAGGCCATGCAAATATTGATGCAGATTGGTCTTGGTCATAAAGTTTAGCTCTTCTTCTTAAAAGACCAACTTGAACAGCAGCGGTTACACCTGTGGTTGCAACTGTTTGAGCGGTTGAGTTATCAGTAATTGTGTTGATTACTCGAGCATTACCTCCACCATCTAATATGATATCGCCTTTTCTTAGTTCTGTCAAGAACGCAGTTCCTACACCTGTGATAGCACCACCGGTTGTAATTGTTGCAAGGCCTGATATAATTTTATCATGGTCTGTTGCGACATTAGCAGTAAAGTTTTGCGTAGCACCAGTCTCACTAGATTTAGTTTGACCAACACCTCTTGCATCTTCTATTTGGAAACTTCTTACACTACTAATTGTTGTGCTACTTGAATGTGTTCCTGCACCCTTTACTGTTAAATAATCTAATGTTGTAAATTTTCCGACAACATCGTGAAGCATGACAAAATCCTGCGGATGATTTTGATATGCAACTATACCTGTTGCACCTGATGTTGAACCTGTGACTTTATCACCAACTTTCATACTGTTTATTCCGAGTATATTACTTCCATATGAAAGCATTGTAAACATCTTGATATCAAATAGATATAAGTTGTCGTAAGTTGACGAATATTCGTCTATGTTTCTGACTCTTGCCCAACCAATATGACCAACACTGTTTGCACTTTCATATGCTTCTAATGTTCCATTTGTTGTTGGTGCAGTATCGAATATTTGAATTGGACTATATGAAGAAGTCGCAGTTGAATCTCCAAACTCTGGATATCCATGAGCATCATTTATTCTTAATTTGTTTCCTAATCTAGCGGGTGTGTTTGCGTTTGTAAGTGATTCTGTTGTTCTTGCCTTGTTTAATTCTAGATTGGTTGTTCCTGTTTTGTCTATTGAGTAACCTTTAACATATGCTTTACCTGGCGATACTTGCATGATGAATTTACTCTCATCACCACCTTCCCATGCTTCATAGAACCCTCTGTTGAAAGTTCCATCGTTTAAGTGTTCTCTAAATGAATGTGTGAATTGGTTTAATACAAAATCACCATTTGCATCAAATGTTCGTTGTGCAAGTGTGTTTTCTATATGACTATAAATTGGTCTATTTATTTCTAACTCTATAATACCTTCATTAACTCTACCCAATTCTATAAAGTTCGTATCTGTCGTAGCAGTTAGGGTATACTTACTCAAAGTAAGCGTAAACTTCAGTCTATCAGCGCCTGGTGCGTTCTCATTGGTGGTTCCTTGTGAATTATCTAATAGAGATGTATCACTAGATGAATCTATTAATGACTCTGTTATGTCTAGACCAACTCTATAAGAAGGTTTACCATTGTACTTTTCTAATACAATTGTTTGTGCATCTGTTTTAACAAAATAACCTCTTAAGAATACTACACCTTCTGCGATTTTAGCAATAGATGCACGACCAACTGGTGTATCACCAGATTGTTTGACTTTAAATTCGTTATTATTAGCAGCTGAACTAGGTGCACCAGCAGAAGACAAAGTGACTTCACTTATCTCTTCTGATGCAGTGAATCTTTCTGAATTATTTGTTGTAGATGTTCCGTCTGTTCCTTGTTGTAGATATTTTACAATAAGAGTATCAGGGTCTGTTCCTGTTTGAGCAACTGTTGTTACCACTTCTCCGATTACACCAGATGTTTCACCTTGATATATTTTACCTACAGAACTAGTTAAGTATGAACTGACATCTTCTGTTCCTGATGTATTTGGATTTGTTGCATCAACTTTAACGAACTCGACATCCATATCGATGTCGGTTTGGGCACCATTAACAATGGAACCTTCCTTGAACATATGATTACCAAATCGTTGGATTTGATTTTGTAATATCGATTGCGATTGAGTTAGTTCTCTTGCCTGTAGTGGTCTACCTGCTCTAAATAAAACCTTGTGGTAATTATCTGATTCTGAGTAATCATCGTAGTATGGTGTTATGTTTAAGTCCGTTTTCTCTGACATAGTTTATTCTTCTTTAGTCTGTTTATAAATTAATGTCTCCTATAAGGAGACACAAATTACATTTCAATAATCAGTTTGATATCTTCAATCTGGTCTGCAGCTCTTGAGACTGCGCCTCTATTCTCGACATAGAGAATTTGGCCTGTAAATCTTGTCAACTCTGGATGAGCGGCATTAGCAGCTTTTGAAACACCATCAGAGGTAACAGTTGTAGTTGGACTACCACCACCATTTACATGAACATTGTTAGAGTTTGCAAATGCGACATATTCACCACCTACATTTACTACAGGTAGAGTTTTTAAATCATTACCTGACTTAGAAACAACTCTTACTTTAGCAGTAGATGCTGACTCTGTACCATTATTGGTAAGTAAATCATCAACTGATATAGCAGTAGCACTAGTAACCGTTATTTGATTAGTTGCAGTCAATGAAGTTAATTGTGTGATAGTACCACCCGATGATTGAACCGGATTCTTAATAAGACCAATTCGTCTGAAATCGTTATCAGTTGGGAAATCACCTGAACCTTCAGCAAACTCTAGTCTAGAGTTTACGATACAATAGTTTCCACCTAATTCTTCGATTGGGTTTGCACCATGACCATTGATTGGTGAGATAACTGCATGTATAGTTGCGCCTGTACCAGCAGTTAATCCTGATATAGTAGAGTTAAGAGTTGGGAACGATGCCCTCTTATAACCTGTTCCATATGAACTTGAATCTTTAAAAGCTACTGAACTTAAAGCACCACTCACAAATGATAGAGTTGCAACAGCACCTGAGCCATCACCCTCGACAGCAACATCTAGTGTAAATGTAGTTGTTGAACCATTACTATAGCTTCCACCGGCAGCAGTGACTACATAATGATAAATCGCACCATCTACAGCGCCGTTTTCTGCGTCCCATTGAGCAGAACCATCATCTGTTGCAGTAGTTCCGAAACCACCGTTTGTGCCTGAACCAACAACAGCTGCTTTAGCACCCAAAGTTTTAACTGGTATAAAGTCGTTGGTTACAAATTTAATAACATCTGAAGCGGTTACTGAATACATGAAAAGCCATATATAACCATCACTCTCGGTATTAATTCCACTAGTATGTTGTGGTTTCTGAGTAGAAACTACTGTAGAACCACCAGATACTCCTGTTTTTATACATTTATATACTTTAAATTCGTCTGTTATTACATACCCTCTTCCATCGTAGAAGTTCGATACATTTGTGACATTAGTAGTATTAGAAGCGGAGTAATTATCTCTCCATTCGTCATACTTAGTATTTGTTGTCCAGTTGTATCTTACTAATCCGTGTGATATATCAGTGTTTGAAACCTTCTTCAAAGCAATCATGTCTTCAAATGCGGATATCTCTTCTGATTCTGAATTCGCAGGTGCAGGAGGACTCGTGTCATCTGCCCATGCGTGTGGACGCCCAATGAAAATGTAGTTCGATTGACCACTTTCTGCAAAGTCTTCAATGAACTGCTTCGCATTGTGCGTTCTAAATTTTTCTGTGATTATTGCTGCCATTTTTCTTATAACTCCAAGTTATTTATATAAGTTGTTCTATTATTTATAATGCATTAAGGGCACTATTTGTAATATTTGATGAATTAACATAGGAACTAAATGCAATATTCGTTCTTCTATTAGCTTTTGGGTCTAATTCATCGATATACATGGTGCCTAACATGTCATCCATTTGTTTAATACTTAATCCTTCAGGTACAGAAGCTTCTGATAGTATGCCACTGATGCCATCTTCCATAAGAATCTTATCTGATTCTGCATCGTTTCCTTGACCAGTTTTCGGTGTCTCATCTAAAATGTAATAAGATATCTTATAACAGTTTTGGAATGCAATCTTATTTAGTGTCTTTAAAGTTGGACCAATTGGTACAAAGGTATTAACAGTTTGACCTGAATCTTCTTTCACCATAACATCGCCATCTTCAAATATCATTCTATCGCCAGCAGAATCACCAGCTTCATAATACATGTAAGGATTATCTAATTCTATTGACCTTTCGGTCACAAAGAACTCTTTTGAATCTTCTACAGTTTCATCTTCTAATAAGAAACTTCCTGATTCATCTTCTAATAAGATTCTTTCGCCGTGTAAATCTCTGGTGAATGGATCGAATCTTACATAGTTAAGAGGTTCTTCATTTAAAATTCTGGTACCATCTTCGTTAATTAAAAACTCCTCATCGTCCCAAAATTGAAATACTTTTCCCGAGTCAGCAGGTCTAATTGCGACATTACCATATTCACTATTCAATGGAACATCTGTATTGTTCACATAGTAATCGTGGTCTGCTGTCTCAAGATTTAATACAGTCACAAGACCATCTCTTCTAGGAGATTTTTGTATGAATGTATTGAATTCTGTTATAGCGGGTCTTGATGATGCACCAATCTCGCTGTCTAGTTTTGTGTCCAGTGCGGTTGTAATAAATTCTTTTCTATTGAGTATGTTGACATGACCTGCACCATCTTCTCTGCCTGTATCATTTACACCTTGTGCATCTTTCCACTGGAATATCATGTCTTGTGCATTAACTTCTGCCTGTGTAGTATACAACAATACTACAGTTTCTTTAGATGTCTGAGCAATATTGTCTCTTGAATCTTCGTTCTCTAATAGAGAGTTGTTTTCTAATAATACTCTTATCTTCGCACCAGAACCATCTGTCGGCGAATCTTCCATTAACACATTGTCTGTTGGGTATGAAGGTATAATAATAGTTGGTACGAATGTGGTACTTGGTACCATATTATTCTGTGGATTAACTTCAAATGGTGGACTTCTAACACCATCAAGTGAAGAACCCAATAGTAAAGATTCATGGGCAACTTCACCAAAGAAGATATGACCAGATGGATGAACTAAATCTTTTACGATTGAACGATAACTGTTTATACTCTCACCAACTTTAATGATGTAAGAGTGTGTTTGATAGAACTTACTATCTTGTATGTTCCCTACTTCTGATGATACATAACCTTTATCACTTAAGAAATTGTCGTTTAATAAACCTTCACCTGCAACTTTACCTCTTGCAGTATAAGGATCATTTTTAAGTATAAGGAAAGTATCACTACTCTGGAAATTAACTTGTTCATCTTCAATGAACATACCATTAAGATTTTTATACTTAAGAATATGTCTTATAGCATCGTATGCCTGAACTTGTGCTGTTGCACCCGATTTACTTCCTGTTATTACTACATCTTTGTTTAATGTTGATGTTGGTGTTCTAATCAACATGTTATGATAAGTCGTTGCCGTATCTATAACAGCGTCTGCATCAAACTTATTACCTTGATTGTATATCGTAAGTTTCTCTACAGCACCAATTTGTGATGACCATGCGTATATCTTTGCGCCTTGACCATCGGATACTTTTCCACTAACAAGTGTTTTTGCAGTAGAAGTGTTCGAACCTGTTATAGTTTCACCGTCTTGGAATGCACCAGTATTAGAACTAGCTCTCTTAATTAATAATCTGTTATTTGGTATGTCTAGTCTAAGAATAGTTCCTGTTGCGTTTGATGTTGCGCCAGTAATGTTTTCTCCTTTCTGGAAGTCTGATGGTGTTGAATCTTCTCCACCATTTGTTATACTTTCAAAGTATAACCAACCACCTGGAAATACTGACGGCAATTTTTCGTAACCTGAACCAGGATTTGTTATTTGAATTCTTCTAATTCTTTGGTCTGTTGAAGTGATACTTCCTGCGTTAGTAGTTTTGTATCCATCTAACAAAACTTCATTACCATCTTCCATTAAGAGTCTACTTTTATCTGTAAATATCTCTACTCTTTCTCCACCTGTTAGATTCGGATTAGTTGTGAATGTTATATTATCTGGTGCGAATGAATATGTTGATTGTGCTTGAACTATACCATCTATATGAACTTCTAGTTTACCATGCATCAAGTTTATTGCAATAGGTTTGTTGTGGTCATCTCTAACAGCAGCGCCATTACTTACACCACCAAATACTGTTTGGTTTGCAACAGCAGTTATTTCATATTGTTCAAATGCGAGAGCATCTTCTAAGATTAACTCATCACCTGTTGAACCAATAATCGCCTCTGCACCACCACCTGCTGTAGCATCGTCATCAAATACAATCATATCTCCGGAGACATAATCTTGTCCACCGTCTTCGATGTAAATGGTTTCAATACCACCTCTCGATAAACCTGTTATGTTTGTATCTGCTCGTAAGGTATCTGTATCTAATTTACCACCTGTGAAATTAACAATATCTTGCGCTTCATACATCGAACCTTTAGATACTTCTTCTAATAGTAAACCATTTCCATCTTCATCTAATAAATCACCACTATCGTCTTCTTGACTTATGTAAATTGAACCCCTTGTAGAGTCTATAGTTGAGACAATACCTTTAAGTGTTCCTGTATATGATGTGACACCATCTCTATCAATTAATGTAGCAGCTTTGTTCTTGACAAACTCGCCTCTATGAGTATATGAGATAGAAAGACTATATTCTCTATTAGATAAATCAGTAATATATACATTTTCTACAACAGCCTCTGCATCGATAACAGATGAATCTAAATCATTGTATTGAACTAACTTATCAGTTTGTTTAGGAACACCACCAACATCCATAGTGATACTTACTCTTCTTTCTTCTGAGTATTCTGATTCAGACATATGAATCGTTTCGTCTATTGGATACTTTAATTCTGCATCTTGACCATATAAGAGTCTCATTAAGAACTTAACTGATTCAGCGGTACCTTTTTGTTTATAAAGTGTACCTATGTTCTTTAATGTTAATCTTGCGTTTTGTGTTTCTTTTAAATCTAGAGATGGTATGAAATCTTTTTGAAAGTATTTTAAGAATGTTTCTAATGTTTGGTCTATATCTGAATAATCTAATAGTCTGTTGTTTGCAACTATCTGGTTTTCTTTATATGTTTTAATTACACCAGTTAATTTACCATCTCTTCCTGTTATTGTTTCGCTTTCTGAGAAACCTGTTCCTGATATAGTATCAACATATAATGTTAGACCATTTATAACTTTGATTTTTGCGATTGAACCACTCTTCTCACCATAGATATATTCACCTACCTGAAAGGGTTCGAATTCTGATTCATGCACTATTTTAGATGTATCTACATCTGGTTCGGCCGAAGCGGTACCTGTCTCAATCAGTATCTTAGCTGCTGATTCGGAGGTACCGTCTTCTAACCTGATGCCCTCTAATTCTTTTATAGAAGAGAGGACTATTATTTCGGATTCTAGGTACTCGAAATACGCCTGTAGGAACATCTCGAATACTGGTGCATCTTCCTGAATATGTTCCGGAAGTAGACTCGGCAATCGAGTAGATAGTCTATCTACAATATGATTTTCATGTGCCATTTAGAATCCTATTGGTATTATATACCAGCTGCGACTGAACCTGTACCTATGATACTGATTGGGTGCCAAACTAATGCGCCCTCAGAACCCAATGCAATCAATACACATGCGCCACCAGTCTTTAAAAGAATCTGTGGTGCACCTGAAGCATCTGTCCATCCAGTCACGGTAATGTCTGCATCTTTAGCCACACCATCGTCTTTTCTTACGATGATTTTAACTTGACCAACTGATGTTCCTCTTGCGAGTGATAATGCATTATCAGTTGTTTCGCCAGTCATGTCTATGAAAGTGACTGCCTTTGTGACACTGATAGCACCATCATCGACTAATGTTTCAACATCGTCAAATGCTAAGTAAGTCGGAAGATTGTTAAACAATCTTGAAAGACTCATTTTTTTATTAACTGGAGTTCCACTTGGGTTGTCAACGATGTGTAGTAAATCTACTGCGTTTACATCACCAGCTGCAATCTCTGTTAATGCGGTTATTTTCTTATCTGCCATTCTATTTTCCTCCTATAATCCAATTGAATGGGAAACTACTCACGGCATAAACCGTGACCACTTTATTCATGTTAATATGAACTACTGGAAGTAGAATTATATCCTACCCCAGCACTACTCTCACCACTACTAATGGTGTCGACTTCACCTGTTACCTTGATATCATCAACACTGATGTCAATTAGAGAACCCCTAATTGCAACAACATCGTCTGATACAGGCATTATAGTGAAGTCTATCGATGTGTCATTGTTCACCGATGAGGTAAACTTGATGGCATCAATCGAAATCTTTCCGTTGGTATAATCTATAGTACCAGCGGTTAGGTCTGCGAAGACTCTTACTCCAGATGCGTTCACTGAGTATCGTCTGATAACTCCAGAACCATCATCATCGAAGAAATATGTATTTACTGTATCTCCGTCAACCTTGAAACCTGTTGTTGTTAAAATCCCACCAGAAGCCTTGTTATAACCGTCATTTGGATGGTAAAAACCATTTCCAAAGTTTATGGTTAAACCTTCTGAGTAGTTTAACTTAATTGTTTTTCTTTTTCTTAATCTTACATTTGTTATATTTGATAATATAGAAACATTAGTATCATCTATCTCTTTAACTAGATTTGAATGTCTGAATATACTATCAAAGTTGTTTAATTTTGTATTATCAAAGTTTACTATTGCGTTTCTTACCAATGTCTCTACCTCTCCCTTTGATAATGTTGTTTCTTTATCGTTATATTTGAATACCGTTGTGATTAGAATCTTAACTATTTCTGCATCTATTATTTCTGGTCTAACAGTCAACATGTTAAGTTGATTTAGTTTCTTTGTCACTTCTGCTTTTTCTTTCTCCGATAAGTAATCTGAGTTTTGTGGTTTAAGAGATATGAATACTTTACCATATTGTGGTGGGTCGTTGTCTTCACCACCCCATACTGCAACAGCGTCTGCGTTTGGATAGTATTCTTGAACCTTTGCTTTGTAGTCATTCAATGTGACTAATCTATTTTGAGATGTATAGAACTTTGTTGCCTTAAACTTGATTGATTCTATATCTTCTTTCTCTGCACCACCCGATGCATCTGAAAGTGTTGTGATAGTTGCCGTAGCAAATCCGTTAAGTGAATCAGCCATAGAGAATATTTTTGCGCCATCAGCATGAACATCATCTACAGTAATGTATGTTGCTTTAATTAAGTCACCATCTTTTAACCCCAACCCTAAGACATCATCACCAAAGTATATCTCGATAAATCCTTCTTCGTTCTCTTGTGCATAAAAGACTTTTGATGCACTTGTTATTGTTGATACATCTGTTGATAGTGCGTATTTGGACACTAAGCCATTTGAATTAACTTCTACTTCTAATTTTGCCCTATCAACTCTTGCGTTTGATAACACAAACTTAGCGTTTTTAATTTGACTATCGAATATAAAAGAATCTGTTATGTATTGTCCTTGAACTAAATCTACTGTAGGAAATGAGAAGGTTGTATTGTCTCTTGTGGGAACAACTGTTGATGAATTAACAAAGTTATAACTTACACCATCGTAGATAGTCTGAAAGTTATGACCTCTAGGCATTGTCATATCATTTGCAGTCGGAATAGTTTGGTCTGCATTTCTAATGTTAATCATCTTAACTTCTACCTGAGCAGATGTTGCTTTCTCTGATGCAGGAATAAACCCTAAATCTTTTGCACGAGATACTACATTCTTTCTTATCTGTGCTGAGTCTAAGAACAACTCTGAAGCGGCAATGTTTGTGTTCAGACCACTAATATGGCCTGCATATGCCAACATGTCTATTATGACATTTAGATTTGAACCTTCAAAGTCGTAGTCTTTAAACTTTTCTTGACCTTTAAGATATTGTTTGATATTATCAGAAATAGCATCGAAGTCTAAGTCTGTTGCGTTTATTTGTGAACTTTTTACTGTTGCCATTATCGTACCCTATTTACTGTAAAGTCTACGGAATCTCTTCCTAAACCATTTATGATATCATACTTGACCATGACATCTACATTGTTTCTATTGTTTTCTCCAATCGCAACTTGAACATTTCTTACTCTAGGTTCAAGCGCATACAAGGCTTCCTTTATGTCGCCTATAATTCTTCTTTTCGCTCCAATTCCTTGAAGCTCAAATAATTGGCCTCTAAGATTAGCACCAAAATTAGGTTTAAACGGTCTTTCATAATTATTTGTAAGTAGGATATTTCTCACTGACCTTTTTACTGCATCAGCATCTTTCTTTGTAGTCACATCTTTTGATACTGGATGTGCTGTGAACATGATATCAATATCTGTATATGATTCCTTAGTTGCGGAATTTATGGTGTTTGTTTTTCTGAAATCTCTTGTAGCCATATATCTATTTATACTCTTCTTGCATTAAAATTAAATCTTAATTATAGAAACACCAACTCCTATTGCCGGTGCTGAATCAAATGTTGCCGTATTACCTGAAATCGTCACTCCACTTCCGTCTTCAATTTCAACTCCATCTAAAAATGCGTGAACTGTTCCTGTTCCACTACTAACAGAAAATGATGTTAGTTCACCATCTCCTTGTTTGTATGAGACGCCTTCGTCACTACCTCTATCTTGAGTTGGTCGATTATCACTCTTAGTTGTTGACTTAACAGCAGTGATAACACCTGCAATTGCAGGTAGAGAAATATTAACTCCCATAGGCATACCAATTATCTTTAAGAAGTCACACCATGTTAAGAACATAAAGTCGAATATCGCTCCCAATCCTATTGCACTAATGAACTTCTTAATTACCTTTACCCATTCAAACATTATTTTCTTATGCCAATTCGATTTGAAATCTTTTAGTGTCATACAAATCTCAGCAATCTCTTCTTCCAATGATTCAGCAGTTGATTTAATTTCACCACCTATCATTTTCAGAATATCAAAACCAAAGATACTAATTCCTCCCAACGCATCTTTAACATCTGATAGAAATTTATCCTTTTCTTCTAATAGTTCTTTTTCTAGTTTCTTCTTCTCTTCAACTTTCTTATCTAATTCTTCTGATAATCTAATATGTTCATCCATCTCAATATCATCAGCAGCCATCTTTTCTTTAATTTCTTCTATCTCTTCTGCTAGTTTTTTAATTTCTCTTTTCTTACCGAGTTTTGTACTTTTCCATTTCTCTTTTATAGATTCAATCTGCGCCTTTATCAATGCACCTATGTCCAAAGACATAATATCAAGTAGTTGGCTAATAGGAAGACCTGGCAAACCCAACAAGTCCCAAATTTCTTTGAATATACTTATTAATTTTTCAAATGCTTTTAGATACCAGTTCTGTATCCACTCTTTGATTTCGGTTTTTATATATTTCCAAGTTAGTTTTGCTTTTGCATCTGGATCCACAACACCAAACTCACCATCAAATTGTCTAAACTCTTCTGGAATAAGCATAAAGAATTTATCAATCCATTCATCTCTCAATTTTTCTAAATCGATAACACTTTCTTTTAGTTTATCAATTTCTTTTTGTAATTCTTCTCTTTCCTCATCTGTTAAATCTTTATTCGATTGTTTCTCTTGTAAGTCAGCAAGTTGTTTCTTTATGTCCTTTATTTGAGTGACGAATTGTGAACCTCCAATCTGTGCTTGTATTTCTTTTTGATAAGAAGGAGAAGAAACTAATTTTATGATATCGATTTCTAGACCCAAAACATTAATAGTAGGTAAAGCCGGAACTAACTTACCAACAAGTTCTGCTATCTTTGTTGGAACATATGTATGGAACTCTTGTAATAATTCTGCAAAAGCGTCTCTCGCCTCTTTCTGCCAATTACGAGTTTGTTCTTTTGTCCAAAATGGGTCTAAAGCACTAGCAAGAGTATCTACAAATCCTGTAATATCTTCAATGACTTTATCAATTTCTTCTTTTAGTTCACCTAATATTACTTTTTCAATGTAATTTTCTTTCTCTTCAATTTGTTCATTTATAGCAGCTATTTCTTCAGCTGTTAAGTCTGGATTCTTTAATTGTTCAGTTAATTCAGCAATCTCCTTTTCCTTTTCCGCTTTCAACTCTAAGATTTTAGCATCAAGTTTACCAGGCAATTGAGCTATTTCAGCGAACATATTTGTTAAATCTGCTACTGTTGGTAAGGAAAATATATCCCCCTCAGGACAAGGGAGTTTATTTGGGATTTCTTCTTCTAAAGGCTTAACTTCGCTTGTTTCATTTGACATATTATTAGCCGCCTGAATTATTAATAACTTCCATAGCGCTTAACTTAATTATCTTAGCAGAACTGATATTGATATTATCACCTGCATCAATATCAAGTTTACCAGTGATATCAATCTTACCATCGCCGTAACCTTTGATGGTTACATTTCCATTAGATGTGATTGATGCATCACCCAAGACTTTAACATTGACCTTTCCGCCAATGTATACTTCATTATCTTTGCATATAACTGTATAGTTGTCATTAACTACTCTATGAATCTGATTACCTTCTGCATCTATCTCATAGAAAGTTCCTGTTCTATGTTCTACTGATATTCTTTCATTACCTCTAGTGTCATCTAATTCTACTATGTGACCAGACTCAGTATATAATGCCTTGTTATAAGGATACATAGGTGTTGCATTTGATTTTGCACCAGTGACTTCTTTATCTTTTCTAACAGCGGGCGAATAATCGGAGACGAGCGGGTTGCTGAAAGCAGGTTCAAGATAACTTATAGTAGTCTTCTTATCTTTAATGTATTCACTTAAATCTCTAGAACTATAATCTGCATCGCCTGTTGTAAATACATTTACATCTGTTGCATCTTTAACTATAGGATAGTATGGTAATTCTTTGTCTGCTTCTGTATATTCTTCTTTCTTTGAACCTGCGCCACCATATGTGATACCTGCATCTTTAAGTAATTGTGGTGATGAATCTAATGATGATGTAAGTTCATTTGGTCTTGAAGGCGCACTTGGTGGATTTAAACCATCATGTGTACCTGAATAATCTGCTTGTGTTTTTCTTCTTGGGTCGTTGAAGCCCTTATCTACACTTCTCTCTATAAGTTCATCTGTAATTGTTTCTTTGTAACCTTGTTGTGATATACCTTGTTGAACACCCAAGACAACAAAATCTTGCATGTCTTCATCTCTAAAGAAACCAAATACTGTTGTACCTTCTACTAAAGAATGTTGATTACCAAAACCACCAAGACCCGCTGTTGTCGCAGGCATAATAACATGCGACCAAGGTAAATCTGGTGTTGATATTTTACCTTTATCATCTGAATGATGAACATGAACACGAACTCTAACCCTACCAATCTTTAAAGGGTCGTTTCTATCTTCTACTATGCCATAACAGTATTGCATTATCCTCCGCCTCGTTCTATTTTTGGACCAACTGTATCTTTCTCTAAAGGTTTGTATGTGTTTATGTCTACACCATAACTTTCTTTCATAGCTTGCATAGTCATTGTTCCCGAACCTCCTAATGGACTAATTTGGTATGTAATTTTACCTATTAAATATCTTCCATCCATCATCTCATCACCAGGCATATCATCTGTTTTCTGTTCAGTTGTTGGTATATCTAATTTAACAACTGTCCCTACTGATATATCACTTCTAAATGGTATTGTAGCTATAACTTGACTTTGTTCAAATAAAGATAACAATGCGGCTCTTTCTAAATGAGCTGAATCTCTGTATTCTTGTCCCTTTTGTTGCGTAATTGATTTACCTTCTGTTGCATCGACCAACTTCGCTTCATCGGAGAATGAATTAGTCATATTGACTTTATAAAATCTGTTGGCATCATACGAAGCATCTGGTGCTAAATCAACAAACTCTTCACTGAAATCTGGACTTTCGTCTATCGACATTATCTCATCTGCTCTGTAAGTAATTTCCATATCTGATGTTCGTATTAGGGGGTGTTTAGATACATGACCATCATCATTTCCTCTTTCAAAAACTTTTGATATAGAATATACATTCTCTTCTATTAATTTTCTTATAGGATCGTAAGTTGATAATTTAGATGAATATGCACCACCCATTAAACCCTTCATTGTATTGAATCTTTGTGGAACTTCAACATTTAAAATCTGAGTATTTAATCCAGTGTCTTCTGCGTTAATATCTACATCTTCACTTGGTCCAGCGTTTCTAGGCATATGAGAGAATCTTAAAGGAAATTCTCTCGCTGTCATACTCTGAAAACTATCAAATCTAAATTCGCCATTCATTGTCTGATAAAAGAACATACTGTTCTTAAAGGTTTTGTTTCCTTGTAGTTCTGCGTTAGCGCAAACATAATCAATAAATCGATTTATATTCCAATTAGGTACAATGAACTGATTGTATTCTGGTTCTGATTCGTCCCATTTATCGTATGCAGTTTTGGGTAACTTATTAAACCCAGCATACTCTTGTAATACTTTTATTAACATACCTGAATATGTACCACGAAGAGTTTGACTTACTACTGTCTTCTGACAAGTAAAGAATTTAGGGTCTATAAAATGCATAACATAAGTCATTGCATTTTGAGAATTCTTTTGAACATCAGTCACCATATAAATTCTGAAAACTTTGTCCATAGAAAATTCTGGTGTAGAGTATTCTCCTTGTCCTTCTGCTTGTCTGATTTTGATTGTGAGTGATTCTTGACCAACTATTTTATAGTTCTTTAGAATATCAAGTCCATCAACAACGGTTATACGACCAGATAAAAAGGGTTTATCTATCGCTTCAAATATTGTGATGTTTGATGTTAATGCGGTGATATCAATAGATTCCTTTTCAGGATTAACTATTGTTAATGCATCAACAACAAGTTCACCTTGTTGGACATTAACTGTTGTCATGCTGTCATTACTTGTTCAAATCTTCTCACTACTTTAGCAATGATACTTGGTGAAATGATTTTAATTTTTCTCTTGGCCTCATTTTTTTCGTATTCATCATCATATAAACTTACTGATGTATAACCAGATGCCTCTTGATTTCTTCTTAAGTTTCCATTCTTATAATATGAAACACCATCTTTATGATTAACTACAGATGTTGGTGTGAATGATTTTGTTGAAACTTTACCTGTTATTAATTCGTTTGCAACGAAACTTCCGCCTTCAATTGCAATTCTGTTTTTTTCTGGCATAACTTCTATAACTCTTCCTTCTGATGATACACTTGTTACCTTTTCTCCAAGTAAGAATTTATTTGCGACATCACCAGTGTTTGATTTTCGTGCAACGATATCTGTTGAAGAACTTGCGATTGCATATTGTCCTGGATATTTTTTAGATATGTATCTCTCAAATGTTTGTTGGTCTTTATACCAATCATAATAATTTTCTATGTCATTGACTAAAAAGAATGTCCAATGTAAATCTGCATTACCGTATATCTTTGTTGCAGTGATATCTGGTCTATCGCCCTCTTCTATATTATATAAGTTATATTCAACAATAGAATTTACAGCCTCTTGTTCTATTTTAGATTTACGAAAGAAGTCTTTTATATAAACAATTTTACCATCTGAAAGTTGGTATTGTATTTCTGGAAAGTTAGTAAAATATTTAGCTGCCATGTTTATGTTCCTGGTGGTGGTTCATCTGAGTAATCTCCTCTTGATGCTCTATCTACGATAGACATGTTCTGTCCTGGATCTCCTGTTCCTTTGTTTTTTCCATCTAGTGTTAGTTCCGATGCTTTGATTGCCTCGTAATTTCCAAGAGTCATAGTCTTAATCTCTAAGAAGTTTAGTGTTAATTGAATATGAACTGGTTGTCCATCTGCAAAGGTTGAGAACTTCTGACCGCCTGTGTAGTCTACTTGTGCATTTGTGCATACAGCAGGTAAGAAACCATCTACTTTATCTCCTAGAGGACCTTCAAAAAAGATTTCAAATACATTTGGATAATTAAAATAACTTGCATTTACTTCAGCATTGAATTTTTCTCCATTATGAGCAGCGGCTTGACCTTTTTGCACATCATCTGCATGTGGCATAACCAATTTACCATCTTCATCTGTAATTGACATTACTTCTGAATACACATCTGGTAACATTGAAGACCTAAAGAAATAAATAATATTTCTTACATTCGTTGCTTCAGCAGCTGATTTGGGCCAAAAGTCAAATGTGAAATCCCACGACCTGAAAGGAATACCGTTGAGCATTTGTTCTTGCATTGGATTGATAGCACGACCTCTTTTTAAGTTTGATAATCCACCTGTCATTGTATTTAAGGTCTGTTGTATGAACTTAGTTGCAACCTTATTACTTTGTTCTTTAGTTGCCTCCCAAGCGTCAGATGCGCCGCCTCTATCCCACGCTTCTACAACTTCATTTAAAGCTCTCGCTACATTATTAACTCCATCTGCTTGATAAGATACAGTTGCTTGTGATATTACTGCATCCGGAACATAAAGTGCTACTTGTCTTCTTGTATATATGGGAGCTTTTGAACCGGAAGCTTCTGGTCTCTTTCTTCGTGGTCTACTTACAAATACAATGTAATTAGTTAATTTATCATATATTGGATATACTAAATCTTGGCCATCTACAGTTGGTGCATCTTTAACATAGTTCCCTGCTATTGCTTGAGAACCTATAGATTTTTCTAAACTACTCCTTCTAGCATTTAACAATTCTTCGGCCTTTGCTTTCTCTTCACCCAAAGCATCCATAGCAGTAGTGTAGTTTATTGCCTGTATTTTTGCCTGAATTCCCTTTAAACTGTTGATGGCCTGTTTGACCTTACTGAATTTGCCTAGGAGTTTGTCTATGTATGCCATATAAATAACCTTAATAGTTAATGTTTTTAATATAGTTATTTATGTCATACAGTGGAAGGTTCAAACCAAAGAACTATAAAAAATATAAAGGAGACCCTACAAAAATCTATTATCGCTCTCTTTGGGAGAGAAGATTTATGGTTTATTGTGATAATAACGCAAATATACTAGAATGGGGAAGTGAAGAAATCATAATACCTTATCGTTCACCTATAGATAAGAAAGTTCATAGATACTTTCCCGACTTTTATATTAAATACAAAGACAAAAACGCTAAAATTATTCGTGAAATCATAGAAGTTAAACCAAAAAAATATCTTTCACCCCCAAAAGAACCCAAAAGAAGAACTAAGAGATATATCACCGAAGTATCTAACTATATAACCAACCAAGCAAAATTCGAAGCCGCAGAAGCTTTCTGCAATGAAAGAAAACTAGGTTTTAGAATTTTAACAGAGGAACATTTAGTACCTAAAAAGTGAACGAACTCCCCAAACTTTATATCTTCGATTTAGATGGTGTTTTAATTGATTCTAAAAGAAACATGGAAGCATCTTGGAACAGATGTAAGATAGTACATAGTCTAGAACCAAGTTTTACAGACTATTTTGCACATGTTGGACTGCCATTCAACGATATTCTTACTTCAATCGGCATAGAAGAAGAACACAAAGAAATTTACGATACTTATGGTGGTGCATCTTTAGACAATCAAGATTTAATCACTATATATCCAGGCGCAGTTAAAACATTGCGTAAATTAAAAAAAGAAGGTAACAAGATTGCAATTGTTACCTCTAAACATGCAGATAGAACTCAGGTAATGATAAAGAATTTACCAAAATTTGAGTTTGTATGTTCGCCCAAACAAGGTCTAAGAGGCAAACCTGCACCAGACCAACTACTCTTTTGTATGGCTATGTGCAATGCTGACCCACAAGATACAGTCTATGTAGGAGATATGAATGTTGATTATTGGGCTGCTCAAAGGGCGAATATAAAATTCATACACGCAAATTATGGTTATGGAAATGTGACATGCGAACACTCAATAAGCCAGATAAAGGAACTAATCTCACTGTAGGTTTAATACCTGCACGATGGAGTTCGGTTCGATTCGAAGGTAAACCCCTAGCACTCATTAATGGTGTTCCCATGATACGAAGAGTTTATGACCGTGCATGTAGTTGTAAACATTTAGATACTGTTGTTATTCTTACAGACGACCAAAGAATCGCTAACTACTGTTCTAAAAACGAAATGAGATGTATAGTTATTGAAGATGATGTACGAAGTGGAACAGACCGATGTGCGAAAGCACTTGAGCTGCTAGATGGTAATATCTTCGTAAACATTCAAGGCGATGAACCACTTATCGATCCAGATGCAATTGATAGTCTTATATTGAGTCACAATAGAGATATAGGTGTATCAAATGCATATGTCGATGTCAACAACAGTAATAAACTACAAGATAAGAATGTGGTTAAAGTTATCACCGACTTGAACAGTAATGCAATATACTATTCTAGACTTGCAATACCATATCATCAAAAAGAAGAAACACCATTTAAACAACAATTGGGTTTGTATGTTTTCAATCGACAAATGTTAGAGATGTTTCCTGAATTGATTGTGGGTGAAAATGAGAAAGCAGAATCAGTAGAGATGTTAAGATACATTGAAAATGGTTATGCAGTTAGAATGGTTGAAGTTCAAGATGAAGGTCTTTCCGTAGATACAATCGAAGATTTAAAACGAGTGGAGAAATTTCTAAACAATGTTCACTGATGAGAAAAGTCCGTATGAAGAGTTTAAACACTTTCTTATATCCGAAGAACCCGAAACCCTAATTGAAGCAGAAGAATACTTTAATTGGATATGTGAAAACAAGTCTAAACCGTATCTTATTAATCTAGGTGATTGTGTCGAAAAGGGGTTAATCGGAGAAAACAATACTCGATATAATGACGGTAGATTGGTGGATTATGTCGTAACCTTACTCGAAGGTATAGATGGCCCAACCATCGATAAAAATACATTTTCCGAAGAAACTATGAAGGAAAAGCAGAATAAAGTCTATCATTGTTGCAAAATTATGTATTTAATCGACCAATATCGAACAGTTGGCCTCGATTCCACCATTCAAGGCGTCATTGAAGGCAAACATATGTTCATTCATCCAGGAATGTCAAGAATATACGCATTATGGTACTTAAAAACATTAAAAGATGATGTTGTTATGTGGGATACCAACGAAACATTCTCTGATAGAACACCATTAACATTTGAAGAGTGGAAAAACATCTTCATGAAAGTAAAAGACAAGACATTCTTTATTGCGAGTGTTAATGGTAAGATATTAGAGATGCATATGCAAGAAGATAGACCGACTATTGTTAATTCAACAGAAGATATCAAATCTATGTTTGATAATAAACTACCCGTTTTAATTGGAGTCGGAGCAGATGATATAATGCCCTATGTTAGAACAGAAGGTTCAACAGGTGTGGCAATTGAGACTAAAAATGGCTATACCCTAAAACTCGCCGACCTTTCCACAATTCTTGAACTTTATCCCAATTCGGTAGAAACTATAGAAAAAGAAAACTACAAAATCTATACTTTCTGACATAAATAATAGGCATGGAAAGTCTAATAAAGAGATTAGAACAAGAAACACCCGCTGAGTTAGAAGCAAGGTCATTAGAAAGTTTAAGATGGTTTCAACAAAGAGTTAGGACTATAAAAACAACTTCTGAAGCTTTTTACAGACAATCTAGTCTTAATAAGGCAAGAAGATATCTCGAAGGTAGAATGTATACATTCTTTTACGATGCAAAGACTAAAGAAAAGTTACCTTATTGGGATAGATTTCCTGTAGTATTAATACTAGATATGTATCAAGGCGGTTTTAGTGGTTTAAATCTTCATTATATTCCACCTAGATATCGTGTTAGATTACTCTATGAACTATACAAGTATATAAGATTAGACGATGATACTAGAGACGAGAATATGAAACCTCATATAAGAGTTAGATATGAAATGTTAAGAGGTATGAGTAAAATGAGGTTTTTTAAACCATGTTATAAGAGGTACTTAACACAACACATCGATGGTCGTGCATTAGAAATTACATCTGATTATTGGGATGTAATGGCAATGTTGCCGCTCGCCGATTGGCAAAAGAAACAAGTAAGAGAGGTTTATACAGAAAGTATAAGAAAAATAAATGGTAACTAAATATAGAGCAGAAATAGAGGCCACGGCGGCGAAAATAGAAGAACTAAACAAACAACTTGGTTCAAGTAGTTATAGAAGAAGAAAACAACGACAAGCTCGTAGACAAGCAAGACAAGAAGGTAGAAGGAATAGAAGAGCTGCAAGAACAGCTGCTGCTGAGGCTGCTAAAAGTGGATCCCATATGGGTAAAAATAAGACCGCTAGATTAAATATAGATAAATTAAGATATCAATTCGACCAAGGGGCGAGACCAAATAGATACACCGTAGACTTCTATTGTCCTAAGTTAGGGTTAAACTTAGAAGGTGTTAGATGTATAACTGCATCATTACCTGGTCGTCAATTAGAAACAGCAGACTGGTCTGAATATGGACCAACAAGAAAAATGCCATATATGTTAGGAATGGATGGACAAGAAGTATCATTTACATTCGTGTGCGATTCATCATTTGCAGATAGATTCATAATTGAAGCATGGCAAAGTGCAATATTTATGGGTCAATCAGGCGTAGCATCAGAACAAAAGAAACTTGGAGGCCTTATAGCAGAGAACGAGAAATTACAAGAGGCAGTCAGAAATGATCCTGACTTAAGAAGTAAAATGCCAGAACTTGCTGAACAGCACAAAAACCTATCATCAAAAATGGGCGATACTGGAGTAGGCAATTCAATTAATCCACAGTTCGAATACTACGATAACTATGTGGGTGAAATAGTTGTAAAACAAATTACAAGGTCTGATAAGAAGTCACTACAGTATAGAATACATGAGGCATATCCAATTTCATTTGCCCCTATGGAATTAAGTGCCGAAAATAGTGACCAATTGATGCGATTTGAGACTACATTCGCTTTTAGGACTTGGGAATCTGAATACTCAAATCCAAATCCTGTAAGTGGTATAAATAAAGGAAGAAGATGGTTAGATGTATGGGCTAGTGTCACCAACCTCCGAAAAGGTGGCAACAGTGCAAATAACAGTCTTCAAAGATTTAATGACCGTTTAGCAACACTAGGCGGTCTTTTTGGATAGATAAATTAGGAGAAACTATATTATGAGTTTACCAATACAAAAGGCTCCAACATATAAATGTGAGCTACCTGTATCAGGAATTGAAGTGAGTTATAGACCCTTTCTTGTAAAAGAACAGAATCATCTGTTAGTTGCAAGAGAAAGTGAAAATGCGACTGCGATTTTTGATGCAATTATGGCAATGATTAAATCAGTCACAGAAGGAAAGGTAGATGGTTCAAAACTACCTCTAGTTGATTTAGAATACTTATTTTTACAAATTAGAACTAAATCAGTTGGAGAAACTGCCAAAATTCCTTTAATGTGTAAGAAAGATGGTTGTGATGGACTAGGTTTTCAGGAGTTAGACTTAACAACAGTTGAAGTTGATACCTCAAACATACTAGACAATAAGATTGAACTTAATGAACATCTTATGGTTGAATTGTCACCACCAGGTTCTCAACTAATATACGAAGTAGAAGGACTAGATGAAGTCGAAATGATTAAACCAATTCTTCGAACTTGTATGGTTAGAATATATGATGAAGAAAACATCTACGAAATGGCAGAACATAGAGATTCAGAAATAGATGAATTTATAGAGAATCTTACTGTTAATCAATTCGAAAAGATTACTAAGTATTTTGATTCAATGCCTACTTTGAAAAGAGAGATGGAATACAAATGCGATAAATGTGGAGAAGTATCTAATAATGTAATTCAAGGTTTACAAAATTTTTTTTAGTAACCCTTTCGCATGATAGTTTGTTTAACTATTACCAAACAAACTTTCAAATGATGCAACACCACAAGTATTCACTTACAGAATTGGAGAACATGATTCCATGGGAAAGGGATATATACATTAACTTACTGATGCAATATCTTGAAGAAGAGAAAGAACGGCAGAAAGCAGCTGCCAACAGGAGAAGATAATGGCTAGAGATAGAGATAGAGATTACGATGATAGAGATGAAAGAAATGAAGTCGAAATTGACTTGGAAAAATATATGGCTCTCTTGGACAAGCTCGATGACCAAGAAGATGTAATCAAACAGTTAAAAGATGATGCAAGAAAATTAAAAGAAGGTGTTGAACCACCTAAAAGAAAATTCATCGACTTATTCTTAGACTCAAACGATTTAAACGAAAAGGCTATTATAGGATTTATCTCATTCTTCCTAATGATGTGTTTTGGTGTCACCGACTTACTTACAGCAGTAGTTTGGGACATAGACCTAAAAGTTTCCGAAACAATCTACACTTCATTTGTTGTAGTGACACTTGGTGCATTTGGAATATCAGAGGCTGGTAAAGCGTTCGGAGGAGATAAATAGTTAAATGGCAACTAATAATACAATAGAACTTACAAGGTTACCAAATCCTACTAAGCACGAAAAAGCCCAATTCGATACTCTCACAAGTTCATTAGGTCACCACAAAGAGATTGATAAGTATTCTCAAAATGTTGATATAAACACTTTTAGAACTTACTCTGAAAGCAAAGAAGGTATGGAAAAACTTCATAAACTTTTCAAAGACAATAATGTTTTCTCTGCAATTAGTGTTGAACAAGGTAAAAAATTAGAAAAGAATTTAGACCCTGAGAACGAGGACCAGAAAAGTTTTTGGGGCGGATTAAAGGAAGGCTTAGGATTTGCGTTTGAAGAAGTAGCGAAACCATTTAAGAAACTTAGAAATAACCTTGAAGAAACTGGAGATACAGTCTCCTGGTTTGCTAAAACTCCTATGGAAACTGCAATTGGAGGAAGCGAACAATTTGGTAGAGGTGTTAAAGAACTGGCAAATGGTATAGGTGCTATTGGCCCAGCTATGAACCTGTTTAAATTAGCTGTTCATAAAACAGTCGCTGGCGTGAATGTGCTCACAGGTGCTTTAAGAATGCTTGTCATTGCACCTCTTAAAACTTTATCAAAACTTATAGCTATACCCCTTTTAAAAGGTTTGGTTTTTCTCATTAAAAAAATTCCTATAGTAGGAGAGGCATTGGATGTAGCCATGGCTTGGGTTAAAGAAACATGGCAAAAAACAAAAGAGGCCTTCTCAAATATGTGGGGTTCAGTTAAAGGATTCTTTGGGTTTGGATCCAGTGAAACCGAAAGTGACGATGATGAAAAAGATGCTGTGGGTGGAGGAACCGGTCCTCTTGGAACTAAAGATGATCCTTTATTTGTTGTTAGCGTGAAGGAAGCAATAGAAAAACAATCCAAATCTATTCTTGGTCCTGATGGCAAAGCTTTATTATCAGATAAAAAAGAAGCAGACGAAGAAAGAAAACAAAGCGAAGTAGAATATCATAAAACAAGATTAAAGAATGCCGTAATAGAACATAAATTAAAACTGAAAAACCTGAAAAAACAAGCGATTGCTTCTCTGGCGGCATTGCTACCATGGCTTCTCGTTGGTGCTGGTTTAATGACGCTCTGGATGAAGTGGGATGATTGGGATCCATGGGCTGGGCTTACCACTGCAGCTCAGAAAACGATTAGTAAGATAACAGGCATATTCACTGGTTTGGGAAAAACTCTTGCGGAAAAAATGCCAAGACTATTTGGATGGTTGGCGCCAGAAGTTGCTGATGATGCGGCTAAAGCTGGAAGTGGTCTTGCTGACGATGCGGCTAAAGCTGGAAGTAAAACAACTAGTCTTGCTGACGATGCGGCTAAAGTTGCAACTTCAGCTGGTGACGATGTAGCTAGAGCTACAGGTACCAATCTTTTAAAGGCCGCCAAAGTCACTGCAACCAAAGCTTTGGGTCCAGCTGGAGCAGGAGCAGAAATCTATATGGATTGGACAGACCAAAATGAAAAATTTGAAAGAATCAAAATGGCATACGAATCAGGAGAAGAACTACCAATGCCCGATGGATCAGGTAATGTCACTATGAGAACAATAACTGATGAAGAATGGGAATTGATTCAAAGAGCTCATACTGCTAATAGAGCAGGTTCAGTTGGTAAAGGTACTGGTTCATTAGCAGCTGCTGCCACAGCTGCAACTGTATTATCACCATTGCTTGCTACAGGTCCACTTGGTTGGGCAGTTTATGGGCTTGGTGTTATCGGTTCTGCTGTAGCAGGCGGTATGGCAGGAGATTCAGTTGCTACAAATCTAGTTGAAGGTTCAGAAATTGATGATGCTCAAGGAATGATTGACAATTTATACAAAAACCTTCCACCAGTTGAACAAGGTGCTGACATGTCAAACTTGCAGACAGATGTTGATGATGCATCGGCATCTGCCCAAACACCAGGTGGTTCGAGCTCCAACACAGCTATGAATATTGATTCATCATCACATACAGATGTCCGCTATGAAAAGACTCCGGATATGATTGATAGAGGCCTTGAGTTTGCAACAGCAACTCCTTCTGGTAAACTTGGTTAACTCTTATACTTTCTCTTTCGAGGAATAACTTTCGTTTTATCTTTATGCACCTGAGTAGATGCATGTGAAGGTGTTTCTTTACGAGACTTTAGTTCACGCTTTGTAGTTCTTATTAATTTCATTAATACATCCAGCGTTGTCTAGGACGACTTTCTTTTTCTCGTTTGATGGCATCAAGCTTCTTCTTTCTTTTGAGTGCTTGATTCTTTTGATTCTTTACGACATTTGGTTTAGTGTAGTATTGTCTATCTCTACATTCTTGAACTATACCTTTTCTCTCACAGGCCTTTTTAAACCTACGAAGAAGCTGGTCGAAGTTTTCGACCCTTTTCGATTTTGGATGTCTTCTTGGCGAAACACTTGTCATAATTCATTTTCTTAAATGGTGTGAAGTCGCCCCAACGCTTACAGCAACCCGCTCTTCACCGATTATCCCGCTTGATTTTGCCGATAATCTTTCCCCTACTTCGATACCCCCATATCCACGGCCGAAGTCTGTAGTTGCAATCAAAGGACACATTATAAACACAACTACACCCTATAGAAATTAGCTTTCTGTAGCTAACTTCTTAAAGTAATCCATCGCATTATCTTCATCTGAATCACCTACCGATGTAGATTCCGCTGATGAGATTACAGGTTCTTCTGCTACTGTTTCAGTATTCACGCCAGACCATGGCACTTCTTCCATGTCTTCAGCAACTGATTCAGCAGTAGAGTTTGCAACGCCACCTGATAGTCCAAGAACTCTATCGAGTTTTGTTTTCAAGTCTTCATATGACTTGAACTGGTCAGGTGAAATTATATCCGTTAATGAATGAGTTGAATTATTTATATCATTCAACTGATTTTCATCATCAAAAAGTGGTGCTTGGGCATCGAATTCTGACTTGTCATAGTTCCAATAACCATCTACTTTTCTGATTTTGATTTTGAAGTTCGCACCTTCTTCTCTTAAGTCGAAAGGATTGATAGCACTCTCATCTTCAAATGCAGGAGAGATTGCCTCTTTTAGCATTTCAAAGATTTTTTTACCATAACGGTACATGAACACTTTACCTTCATTATCAGGATTTTTAGGGTCAGAAACAACATAAATGTTTGACACATAATGAAGTCTACGCTTCTGTTTACGAGCCAATTCTCTGTTTGCTTCTATTCCAGTGTTCCACAACGAGGTGTTGTAGTCACTTACAGGGTCTTTCTTACCAATGGTAGTCAAAGACTTTTCAATATACCATCCACCTGGACCTTGAAATCCATGGTCGAAGTAAGATACCCATGGCATCTCTTCGTCATTTGGTGTTGGTAAGAAACGAACTACTGCGTATCCGTTACCACTCTTATCGAGTTCTGGTTTCCAGTAGTTATCATCGTTGTAGGATTTTTTATCACCTTGAGCTGGTGATGCAGACTCCATGGCCTGTCTAAGCTTATCTAAAGATGTTGACATTGTATTCTCCTTGTATTAACAATTGTATTGCATCGTATCGCATCTTATTATAACTCGGATTCAAAGCACGCCGTGCCGAGAATCCACCTATCATCGATATTAAATCGAGATATAATTCCATTATACTCAATCTTATCGAATCCGTCAATGGGGTTTTTGAAAAATAACTCCACATCTGGATACTCCTTATTTATGTGTTCCAACAACGCAATAAATTGTGCTTGTTGCGGTCTTCCCACACCTGAGTTCTCTTCTGTATAGACTGTATTGTATGTATAACAATCATCTGGTCCATATATGTTTTGTAAATCTCCGAACTGTAATGAATCATATCCTAATAAACATATCTTATTATGTCCATGGTGGACAGCATATCCTAATGCATATATTCCAGCAAAGGTGTTCTTGAGGAGTTCATTTGTATATATAACTATGTTGTTGACATAGGAAAAAGAATATCCAATCATATAACTCCTCTGTCCTTCTCCCCTATAATTCTCTCCTTGGACTACAAATCTATCATCGTCTGGCAATCGATTCTCTACTACTTCTCCTGGCAATCCGTGTTTCATCATGTCCCACATCTCCATAGGAATCTCATTCCACTCGCCTACGCAGACTCTATGTTTCTTATACCATTGGTCTGTAATCATTTCATTCTGAGGTGCAACATCTTGAACAAACAATAAGTCTGGTGTGTAGTCACGATATATCATATTCATTCCCCACCAATTGTCTAATTCGTTTAAATCGACATTCTTTCTTGATGGTCCATTTCCGACTAGGTAGAGCATAGTTTTATTAGTTTCTGTTTGTAAGTATTCTTGTTATAAGATATAAATGATTTATACTTATTAATTTTGTTTATCGTTTCTGGATATATCAATGTTTCGGTAATCAGTGTGTTCCACTTCTTACTGTATTCTGTTATATCATCTAGAATACACATTGTTTCTAAAGATATCTTCTTACCTAAGAACTGTTTCAAGAGATAAGGGTGTTGTCCCTTATTGACTGTTAGTACCTCTTGTATAGTTTTCTTCTCTAATAGTTTTGTGACATCTTGTTCGAACTGATAAGTGAGTCGTTGGTTTCTTTTCTTCCATTCTAAGTATACTTTCTTAGATTCGTTATCAAGTAAATCTCCCACCCACTTATCCTTTAATGATAAGTTTGCAACATAGAAATTTAGTAGTTCACTCTTGTATAATCTTGAGAGTTTACCAAAGTGAAATCTGTCATTGCGTTTCAGGAAGGAGGGTAAGTCTGCTTTGACTTTACCGTTATACTTTATAAAGTCATATGACTCAGAATGAAAATGTAATTTTATTCCGAGATATAACTGATAACTATCAAATCCTTCCCGACTTGACATTACTTATCTACTATAATGTTCTTTGGTGCTACTTTTATTTTTGATACAGCAGTTCTATAAGCTTCTTGAACTTGTTCATTCGTTTCTGTGGTAAACACAAAGTTTTCGATGAGCATCCAGGTTGGGTCTTTAACACCGGTAACTGCTACACCTTGAGCAAAACCCATTCCGCCGCCTTCTGGCATCTGAACTATCATTCTTGGGTCTTGTAGTTTTATACAGTTATGTGCTTGTGGACTATCTGTATACACACCAATATATTCACCACTTACGGTGACTACTGTTATGATATCGCCTTCTTTCATAATCTATCCTTTATTTTGAGATAAAACTTTCTAATGAACCACGACTTGCTTTATCTCTATTGATAAGTTTAAGTCTTTCTGCTTCCGCAGTCAACTTCTCTTTCAATGGGACTGAAAGTAATCGTTTTGCACCTTCCGGTTCTACTCCGTTTTTTTCACACACCAAGAGTATTGCACTCATGATATCCGTCCTACTACCAACAAGTAATTTCTCCACTTGTTCTGTAAATTCTTTTCTACTAATCATTCTTAAATTTTCCTTCACGGAACCAAAGATTAAATGCGTATTTCTCTCCTATAATTACAGGTAATCCTGCGTGTTGAGACATATCATCTCTCTCATTCGTTTCCATGTTTACATTATACCACGAGACAACTGTTCCTGCTCTAGGGTGAACACTAAGTCCATGGTGACAAAATCCTGTTTCACCACCTTGAGGTACATCTCGTAAGTAACCTAAAACGGTCAATATTCTTTGACCTCCTGTTTTCACATAGTCTTTATTATATGATTCATCACTTTCATGGAAACTATCATGATGATAATCATATAATTGACCTTCTTCATAATGTACCACTTGAAAGGGTTCGGCATTTTCTAAAGGCATACGAACCATTTGTGAAATTCTGTTTGCGACATTCTCAATCAAAGGAGATGCATCGTGTTCTAACCATGTGTTTGAACCTGTTCTTCCTTTGTGTTTCTGTCCTTTACCATCTGAACTAATTACATCAGCTGGTTTTAAATTCTGCCATGTATGTGCGAGTATTTCTTCACACTCCTCTATAGATATAAAGTTATGGACAACTGAGAAGGCTAACTTCTCATTGTTGTATACATTTATCATAAACCGTAGAGATTTCTATACTGTTCTCTCAATTGCATCAAGTCTTCTATATGGTCTCTTGGTTTAGACATGAAGATTTGAAATGTATTCATACCTTCTACACCAACTATTGCAATTAAATCTTCTATAGGTTTACCAGTTAATTCTTCTACCATGATTGCATATGCAGTCATTTGAATATACCACTGTTTCGCCATATAGTCTTCTTTTGGTTTAGAGGAAGATTTAAAATCTATAATCGCTAACTTATTATTAAACAAACCAACGCAGTCAACTCGACCTGCCATCTGTAATTCATTTGAAAATAGTGGTGCTTCTAAAGATATTGGAATGATTTCATCGAGAACTGGTTGAACTGCTCTGAACATTCCTTCTTGAATAACATTTTGGAACTCTATAAACTCTTTTTCTTTTCTAAGATAGTCTTCAATATTTTGGTGAAAGATAGTGCCTCTCTTCGTGGCTTGTGAAGTGATTTTATTTGCCTCTTCTTCACCTACTCGTTCTCTCCATAACTTGATATGTTTTCGACTATGTAAACCTGTCACGGTTGTGACACTAGGATATTTTATTGTCTTGGTTGAATCGGTGTAGTATCTCTGACCATTCTCTGAGATAGTATCTAATTGTAAATCTTCCAATTCATGTAATTCTAATAGAGTGGTTTTCAATTTTGTCATAGGTCCATGGTACTATGTTTTACTCTGAATGTCTACATGCTTTTTGATAGTCTTTACCGATTTTTCTCTTTTGATATCTTTCGAACCATGTTTTGCATGAAGTTCAGAGCCTGGGTGTGAATCACCAATCTTGTTTAGAACATCTTTAAACCCACCATCAAGTTTGACACGGTCACCATGACCACCTACGATACTAGGTGCAGTTATCTGTTGTTGAAGATGAGGACATTCTTCTTTAAATTCATCTAGGTCTTTATAACTCATAAAGTGTTCTTCCACTTCACCAGTTATAGTATTCAAAAACTCATATGTTGGCATTAATCTTCTATCACTTTTCTTTCTGGTAGATTATCTTCAACCATCTGTATAACATCGTCTTTAGAGTACCAAAGACTACTATACATTTGTTTACTACCATCAAATTTCCATTCAACATGATATCTTTTATAACCGAAAGGTCTATCTGAATAGATTTGAACATCTCCGTAGTTTGCTACTAATAATCTCATAGTATTATTTATGGTGTTTGTAAATCTTGTATTTCTTGTAAATACTTCTCTACATTCTTCCAAGAAAGATAACCAATAACATCTTGTGTTATAGGTGTATGATAAGTTATCTCTTCTTCTGCATCTAGAACTGCAAGTTCCCAAAGACCATCTTTACCACCATAACTATAATCGTGTTTGACTACACTCGCACCATAACCATTAGGGAATGAATACTTGTGTTGTAAACCACCAAGGAAATAATTTGTATTCTTTAGATGTTCTCTAAATTTATTTTTCGATATGTCTTCTATTTCTTTCATATTCAATATTACCGTCTCTATTCCATTCAATCTTTTCTTTAAAGAGTCTTATTTCTTCCTTGATTAACGACTCGTTCATATTTTCTTTTGATAATTCTTTTCTCATTTGTAAAATTTATGTTCGTTAATAACTACAGTTTCATTTAATGAATCTGCCCAATAAGGGTTCACACGAGTAGCATGATAATGAGTTGCACCTTCTGTAATGTCGGCCCAAGCACCATCTTGTATATCTCTTGCAATCCTTAAAACTTCTAACCAGGTCTTCGTGTCTAATGGTACATCTGACTTACCATCACAAAACCAACTGAACTGACATTGATTGCGAACTGGTATCATTTCGCCTTGCCAACTCTCTCTCATTTTCGCCTGATAAACAACACCACAAATATTGTTTGGATAAGACCTGTGTTCTAATCTATTCAATACAACATGTGCTACTGCAATCTTACCAGCGAGTGGTTGATTACCTGCCTCAAAATAAATGTTTTGTGCAAGGCAGAATGTATCACCATTTTCATCAGACGCCTTAACTGTAGACGGAAATAATAATAAGAACATCAATAATGCTCCGAAACCCATTCCATATAGGAATGCTTTATATGCTTTAGTCATACTACGCCTCTATAGTTTTTGTCCACTGAACAAAGACATGTTTTGCTTCATCTTTATTCAAGTCATAGTTATCTTGTAACCAACGAGGAGCGCCAAACATATTCATTGTAGCACTTTCTCGTAAGTAATCTAACTCTTGAAAGAAGATTTCCATATCGTCTATTAAGTGGTTAAAATTATTTATCATCATATTACCATCCTGATGTCCAATGGACATATTCATCTTTACAGTTTAATTCACCACAAATACATTCACCGTCTTGTAGTTCAATTTCTTCTATCGCAAACTCACTTGGATGTTTTACACCATATTTCTCTAAGTTGTAAACTTCTTCTGGTGTGAGTTTATCATCACTAGTATCTGATAAGATTCTGTGATGTGTTTCTAAAAAAGGTTTATTTACACTCATAAGAACAACTCGTCTTCTTCTGGAACATCATGCCATTTTGCATACACAAGACTTTCTCCAGATTTAGCGAAAAGTTTTAATGCCAAATCAGCAGCAAGAGAATCGTTGTAATTCTTCCCGCCAACATTCCATGTTATCTTTTCGTAATCATCACCAAAGTTTCTTGCGTAATGCCAGTCATAAAGAGCGAATGTGCCAGTGTCCCAACCTTCTTCATCGTCATTGACTTCGTAATCAATGCAGAACTCAGTTGTGATTTTATCGCCGTTTCCGCAAAAGGCAGGTTCACCGAACATTGTTTCTAACTCATTGTAAGTAGCAAAGATATTTCCTTTTAATGAACCGCCTGCACTTGTCTCAGTGCAAGGTATAAATTGTATTGTTTGTGCCATTACACGAACCTCCCATTTCTTTTTCCACCTGCTGAATATCCTGAAATGTAACCAGGACCGTACATGGTTCTTCTGGTAACAGTGAAACCATCGAAGAGATTTCCTCTTGGTCTGTTTAGGGCGGGTGCCCTCCATCCACTAGCTTTTAGAACATCACCTTCTTTGAAAGTGATTCCGCAAAGGCCTTTTTTGAATTCGGCAATGTTAATGAAACCCCATACAGAACCCCCACCTTTGTGAGCGTTGTCGTATGAGACGATTTTGATGTATTTTTTACCGACTTTTGGTGCGTAGTGAGCACCATTGTCCATGCAATGTTTGTATTCACCGCAAAGAGTATTTGTGAGGTCTTCACAAAGTTTGTCGACTAGAACATTTAAGTCTTTCATATTTTGTCTCCTTTTAGTATTATTCTCATCATGTATCCATGGTACTAAAAAGTGAGGCCCATTGTCAACCCTTTTGTTCAAGATAACCGAGAACTGCTTTGCGTTCTAAGTCCGTGAAACTACTAACATCTTTGAATCTTGCCCATGGTGTTCCGAATGTAACCATCTTATTACCTGCTGTCACAGCGGCGTTCCATAACAAATCATCCTTTGGATATAACTCATTCTTCTCGCATAAAGTTATTAATTCTCTACCCATATCGACTATTTTCTTTGTTGCTGGGCTATCTCCATAATAAGAAAACTGCTTAATTTTTTGCACTTTTGTACTCCTTGTATAATATATTAGATACTATTGTATCAAAAAATTGTACCTGGACTCAAGTGGTTTTATAAGTTTTTCTGTAGTTCGTCTAATTCTTTTAGTTTCTTGGTGAGAATATCTAATCTGTTAGGCCAGTAGATATAATCTTTGTCTGAATCTTTAGCAAGATTCTCTAAAAGGGGTCTGATAAAGTTATCTAGTTTAGTGATAACTTCTGTTGCGGTTGTTGTCTTTTCTACAATCTTTGTATCTACAGATGCAAGTTCATCTGCATCCATAGCTGTAAAACCGAAGTCGTTGTATTCTATATCTGCCATAGGACTATTTAGTTAATCTAGGGAAGTTATCCCACCGATAGAATTCTTTTGTTAAATGGTCCCAATACCAACCTCTATACTTCTGTTCTGCTTGAGGTAGCAAAGACTCGTTGTATATGTGTTCTCTTTGATAGGGGTGTTTTATTTCCTTTTCCATATTTTTATTTAGTGTGTTATGTTCCAGTTTTCTTTGAATAAGCAATATCTTGTTTGACCATCTTCTGTTTCATATACAAATTGAGATGATAATAATTCTACAACTTTACCTTTAGACTCTCTCTCGAAATAGGGTTCGTAATGAATTATCTCGTCACCTATTTTCGGTGGTTTAACTTTCTTCAATCCAATATTCATATTCGTCTTTAACTTCTTTTTTTAGATTTCTATTCTCTCTGTATTTAAGAACTTGTTTATGGTTTTGAACTCTCTGATAATTAGCATGTTGTTGTATAGTTATCTCTGGTATTTCTATCTTAGGAAGAGCTGTAATTAGATAATGTATTAAACGACAAACATCTAACCAAGCAACACTCGGCAATTCATTATGATTTAACAAACCTAGGTTGATTGTGGTGAGTTTATATTTCTTATCTGAGTTGTATGTTAAGTTATTACTGAGATGATTTAGAGATGCCTTCTGAGATGCGTAAAGATATCCTTTAGATATGTTTGGTTGAGATGCACGAGATGAAAAGTTAATAACGAATTTACTATCATCATCTTCCCATACACGATGAATTATATCTAGAATTTTAATTTGGTCGAAGTCTCTGTGTGCAAAGTTAATAAAAACATCAACCTCTTCGAAAGGTTTCCAATCAGTGTTGTGAGATAAGATGTCGTCTATTCTAGGAGTTATAACTTCAATCCAGTTGTCTTCATGTCGAGTACCCTCCAACATATTTGCAATCTCTTTTGCTAGACCACTACTTCCTGTTATCGCTACTTTCATAATATTCTTTGATTAAATCAAACGATGGTTTACCAAACAGTGAACCATCTACACTACATTTATTACAAGGTGAATGTGAACGGTCACCTTTCATCAATCTCGCTCTAATCTTATTCATTGGTTTACTAAACCATACATCATGCAAACTCTGTTGTAAGAGATTACCCACAACATGTTCTTTACCCCAATCGTTAGAACAGAACAACACATCTCCATTCCAATCGATAAACATTTTGTAGAAAGGATAATGACATGGTTTACCTTGTAGAGCTTTGATATCAGATTCTTCTATACCAACCCAATCTATCACACCACTTCTATTGTTTAATATTAAACCATGTTTCTCAAAGTCACCCCAATGCATACGAAACTTATATTGTTCTTCTCTTATACTAGTTAGCATACTTTCAAAGTGTTGCATCTGTTCTATTCCATCATATAGATTAATATAAAGCAAGTCTAATCCTGCTTTGAACAACGACTGTATATACATTTCATTTAGTTTATCACCATTCGTATTACACTCTATCGTTGCTTGTGGGCAATTAAATCTAAACTCTTTTATTATAGGTATGAATTGTGGATTAAGTAAGTTCTCTCCGAAACCACTAAACGATATCTTGCCAATATAAGAATTTCTTCCTAACTCTTCTGCGATTATCGTTGCACCCTTAACAGTTAAATGCAAGTTTCTATTTGGATAAACTTTAGGGTCATGTCTCGGACAAAACACACAAGTTCTATTGCACAACTCTGTGGTGTTAATCTCAACTGTAAGAATAGAGTCTAAGGGATTTAATAGGTTCTTCTTAGCCCAATGTTTCTTCTCTTGTTCTTTTCTATGTTCTAGAAAATCAAATTGGTCAACTGCTGTGACTGGAATATTAGACGGCATTACAAACCAGGTGTCTTGGAACATCGCCGTTATCTAGTACCACAGTAGCTTCGTATTCTCCCAATTCGAAGTCGTCTTCTGGTACCATGAACCATTGTGCATCTTCGTCATGATTGAACTCTGTTGACTTAGGGTTCTGCCCTATCTTTCTCCAATAAACATCGGAAGAATAACTTTTTATTTCTTCTAGTTCTAATTGCATTGGTGCTAATGATAATATGAAACCGTAAGGTCTAACTCGCAGACCCATACCATTTGATATTCCGGCTGTATAAATTTTGATTGTCTTGTGTGGTTGGTCTTCTAAGTATCTTGTTCCTAGAATGGTCGACAGTTCTGGACTTAAGTCGACACGATGATAATCCTTATCAAGAATCCATCCGTATATTGGACTTAAATTATCTTTATAAAGTTCTGATATGGTTACCTTAGAAGTAACCGCCGTCTTGGATATTATCGGTATCGCCATCATCATCATCAGAATCCTTAGTGTCTGTTGTCTCAGCACTTACGAATTCACCACTTTCTTGGAGACTAGAAATCAAATCTTCTGTCTGCTGTTTGAAACTCTCAATCATTTTTGTTTTAGTTAATGATGTAGGAACATCAAAGTTTAATGTTTCTGCTTCAGCATGAATTGTTTTCTTTGTCATACCCTTCAACTCAGATTCAGTAGGTATGGTTACTTCGTCATACTCTTCTTCTGTCTCACCTGGATAGTCTTCCGTTTCAGCGAAAGTCTTGACATCTCCTGGCAATTGACTAGCAGTAATAACTGGTGCAGAAGGTGAAGGTGTTTCTTCAACTTCTCTTTCTTCTATGTAAACACCATCTGCAAGTTCAGTTCTATTAGAAGTCTTCTCTACTTCTTCAACAGTTTTCAAAAACTCTTCTGTGCCTTTAGCATCTTCTGGAACATCTAGAACATGTTCTCTTTCTTCGACTTGTTGTGCTTGTTCTTCGTTCCATTCTTCAAAAGTTTTTCTTTCTTTATCTTCATTGTCGGCCCAATCGTGAGTTTCTTGAAACAGTTGTGTAGTTTCAGATTGTGATGCTTCTATACGAGGAGACTCAGTTGTTGGAGAACCATTTGCATCATATCCGTAGTCTTCTTGATATTCGTGAGACCAATCAGTTTCTTCAAGTTCTTCAATCATTTCTTGTGCGGCTGCCATCTGCTCATCTGTTGGAGTAGGTGGTTCTTCTGTTTCTGCTTCAGGAACTTCTGGTTCTGGATTTAACATTCTTGCCATTTGAAATGCACGAGAAGGTTCTTTTGGTTCTACTGGTTCTACTGGTTGTGCAAGTGCTGTTTGTTGTATCTCAGCAATATTATCTTTCTCTACTGAAACAATGTTATCAACTTGTTCTTGTTCTTCAGCAGTAAGTTCATCTGCGACTTGTCCTTCTGCAAGACCAATAACACCATCTGCATTTAAGTCCATAGATATACCATGTGATACAAGAACAGCTTCAACTTGTGCAAGTCTACTCTCTGCATCTTTTCTTCTTTGTCTTTCGGTATCTCTAGCATCAACGATTGCCGTTATTTTTGCTTCTTCTAGAGCAATTTTCTCGGCAGCATCTTGTTCTGCGAGTTCAGCTAATCTGCGTTGTGCGTTTTCTAATTGCGTTCTATATTCAATGCTTGATTTGTTTATATCGTCTCTTAATAAAATAAGAGCGTCTAGGTCGCCTGGTTTGGTTTGACCACTAGCGAGTTGTTGGTTCAACATGACCTCTATAACTCCTAATGATTGTGGATTAAGTTGTGCTTTGTAATCCGTTATGCGTTTACGGATTCTATCGGATTCAGATAGGACTTCTTCCGTCACCCTTTGTTCTGCGAATGTTTTAGGTTCGTCTGCCATAATTAAACTCCATGGAGTCCGACTCGACTAGAAGTATGTATATCGGAAGTCTCATACTTCCCTAAATCTATATCTATAGTCTCTGCGGACATATTATATTTATCTAAAAGTTCACATTAGGAAAGGCCTTTTTAGCAATTTCCTTTGTGATGTTTTTGAACGGCCAAACTTTATCTTTGACTAGTTCCATTAATTCTGCTTCTTTAGCAGGGATACCTTCCAACAATTCGATCCACATTGTTTCTCTTCTCAATGCAGGAATCTCATTAGTACAAAAGTATTTAAACTTCCTATGTTCAAACCTTAATGCACTTTCTGACAAGTCACTTGCAGGTGCATCGTTAGGTTTGTAAGGCGTTTTGCCTTTTGGTAGTTTAGAAGTTATTCTGTCGCTGAATGCCCACATCAATACTTTCTCAACAGCGCCATTAGTTTGAGCAAATGTCATAAGTCCATTAACGGCATTATCTTCATTCTCTTGTGCAACTAAATCTGCTTGGCAAAGTATCTCATAGACATCTGCGTTTTTAGGAAGTCTTACTCTTTCTTGAATAAGTTCCATCTTAGGTTTATTTGGGGCGCCCTTTGGACGACCTCTTCCCCTTTTTGTTTCATCGTTCATAACGAAAAATCTCCAATGTTATCCATCAACTGATTAAGTCTTTGGTTGCGTAAGTAGTCAAAGACTTTACCTCTGACTGGTTCGACTTGTTGATATTCACTAAGAATTGCATCATTTATTCTTTCTGGTATCATTTCAAAATCAATTAATGTTTGATTTCTTAAATAGTTTCTATAGTATTTATCATCGTTTTCAATAGTAATCCTGAGATACTTCTCTAGAATTTGTTTACGCATCGGCGTCTGTCTAATGCCTGCATCTAAACAATCATCATTAGATAATATATTAGGTATGCCATCCGACTTATCTCCTTTGAGTATATGTTCTTTTAAAAACATTTCAGCATCCGGACAATCAACAATCTTATTCAAATTAGGAGACCATTGTCTAACATAATCATACTTATGCAACTGTTGAAAGTCTTTGTCACCAGATACGATTAATACATCTTCACCTTCTGGTGCGTGTTTAACTAACACTGCAATGATATCATCTGCCTCACATTCATTAACATACATATATTTATAGGGGAAATTTTCTTTGATTTCCATTTTAACTTTATGCAATGTATCGAATATTAATTGCCAATCTTTATCGTCTGCTTCTCTAGCTTTCTTTCTATTTGCCTTATACAATGGAAAGAATTGTTTACGCCAAGAGTTAGCCGCATCTGTGCAAAGAACTATCTGACCATAATCTGGTCCATATCTTCTCTGATAGTTTCTTATTGAATTTAGAATCATATGCCTAAGCATATTTTCATTTATCTCACCATCATTATGTTTAAGTTGGGCCATAAGACCTGCAATGACAGTTTGTGTGAAATCTATTAAAATCATGTTACCATGGTACTATATAACTGTTTAAAAGTCTAGGTGGTTTTATTCTCCAACTATACTTACATTACCTGCGACACTCACTCGAACACAATTTGGCATGTAGTGTGCATACACCGTATGTCTTAACCAAGAAGGAAATATAATAATATCTCTTCTGTTCGGAACAAATAGATAGTTGTTCCAATTCATCCAATTGGGTTCACCGTATTGCAATTCTATTAGGCCTGCAAGTTTTCTATTCTCCTGAAGCGCCTGATGATTGTTGTGAGGCGAATCGTATTCGTTATCTTGTATCTCTTCTAAACTATATTTAGCCAAATCATTTCTACAATAAACTACGAAAGAAAAATGACCAGTGTGTTGGTGTGGTGGATTATATTCTCTTGGTTCTTGAATGTTAGACCAGATAGCATCTAATGTCATACTAGGAGATTTAGTCATATCGCCACCCAAATTACGACCTCCTATTGCGTGTTCATGGTATCGCATACAATGTTTTATAATATGATATTCTAAATCATCGGAGATAAGTGTTTCTAAACTACTCTGTTTCGCAATTCTTCCTGCAAGTAAACCACTCGCATCAAATTCTATTTTACCACCAGCCTCTTCAATAAGTTTATCGAGTTCGTCTACTGCTTCTTCTGAAACCTGATCCATATAGACTGGAGGTCCAAAAGGATACATGACTGGATATTCATTCAGATATTCCATCAAATTTCTCCTTCGCTTCTTTCTTAAGTCTCTCGGTGTGAATATGTCGAGAGTGTTGTATTCTTTTCTTCTTAAAATCTTTGTTGAATCTTTTATTTGTTATAGCCATTATTTTTTTCTTTCATGCCAACGACCAATATAGTATGAAACTATACTCACTACTACAAAGTTCATTAACATATAAATTGTATACCATTCCATTATTTTTTCTCCCAAACTGTACCTATTCTCCAATCACCTTCAACCCATTCTCCAACACTATCAACCTCCCGAACAAAGCCATGCAACTTAATAAAGTAATCTGCATCGACTACGACTAAAGGTTTCTTGTGATTCTTTTTGATTACGACTAAAGGTTCATGTTTGCCACAGTTTGCCTCCGATTGTTCGTATGCGGCCCACACATTAACCTTCTCTTGATTTTTACATTCGACTGAATAGGGAAAGACTTCCCTTGATTGAACACCCATGATAACATCTTCACCAGATGAACCCATAGGTCTGGATTCTAAGTCGTCTGGATTTAAGTCCAGATGTTCTACTAATTTAGAAACAACCCACTTCTGGAGATTTCTTCCTTTAGCTTTCGCTGACGATGTCTTCATTAAAATTCACACTCACTCCACAGCCACATGCTGTAGTTTCATTTGGATTAAGTATTTTAAAAAACTCATTTAATCCTTCTTTAACATAATCTACTGTCACATCTTTTAAGTAAGGTTGAGATATCTTATCTACGAGAAACGAGAATCGACCATAGTCAAATACTTCGTCACCTGGTCTTAATATATCTTCTGCAAAGATGTATTCATATCCTGCACACCCACCACCTGTGACACCCAATCTTATCTTGTCAACATTTCTTTCTATTAGTTTTGTAATTGCGTTGTCTGTGACTTCTACCATATGGTTATTTATCATGCAAAAGTTTTGATTTATCTCTTATACAGTCATAAGGGATTGCAAACTCTTGGTCTTCTGGAACATATAGGTAATTAATATGAGAACGATTACAAGTATCAATCGCATCAAATATATTCTCGACAATGGCTTCACCACCTAAATTAAAAGATGTGTTGAATAATATGGGAACGCCAGTGCGTTCATAGAACCCTTTAATTAAATTATAATAGTTCTTGTTCTGTTCTTCTGTCACTGTCTGCATACGACAGGTGTTGTCTGCATGAACTAATGCAGGTATGTCTTTGTGTGCTTTCTCTTTACATTGAATTGCAAATGACATCCAAGGTGATTCTGGTAATTGCAACATCTCAAAATATTCGTGTGCATGTTCTAACATTACAGTACAGGCGAAAGGTCGATAAGACTCTCTCATCTTAACTGAATTGACTATAGACTTGGCACCTGGATTTCTAGGGTCAAATAATATAGAACGATTCCCTAATGCTCTTGGTCCCCATTCGGAATGATTTTGAAAGATTGCAACAATCTGTTCGTTGTCAATGAGTTGGTCGAGACATTCATCCTGTTCTCTTATTATTTCACTAACTTTCATTTTGAATATTTCTCCAATAGTCTAATGCACACCCGACTGCTGTACCACCATCGTGTGGTATAGGGTCAACAAAGAATTGATGTTCAGGAAATGCTTGTAGATATTTGTAGTTGTTCGTACAGTTTAAAGAATACCCTCCAGATAGAACAATGTTCTTGCAATCTGGAATCATATCGACTGCCTTCTGTATGACCTGCGTTGCGTGGAACAATGAATCGTGTTCGAGACGATTGGCTGTTGTGTGTTTAGACCAGACATTCTGTACGACTTTACCGTAAGACGCCATACCCATAACCTTACCTGCAGCTCTGCCTTGGTCATCACACCCGAGTGCGTAAGACATATTACTAAAGTTCATACCCATACTAGGCATAGAAGTAAACACTGACTCGACACCATCGATGATATGTGTTTCGTCTTCATAACAAACACAAGAGTCTTCACCCCAATTCTCAAAGAGGCGCATCGACAAGTCATTGACCAATCGATGATTTGAATAGCGTTTGTATAATGGGCGAATCGGTGTCGCATCGTCTTTCTTATAATGCCAGATACATTCTATTTCTTGATAGTTAGGCCACTCATCAAAGTGACTCATGAACCCTCCACCATCCCATGTAATCACAATGGCTTCGTCATAAGGGCTTAAATGTGAACCACACACTGCATGGAAGTAATGGTGTTCTTGTTTAAAGTCATACTTTTCAACTTGACATTGTTCGGCCAGTGCCTGATTAATCAAGTCGTCTTCATTCCTGTGTTCACTATTCGCAAGCGATGTGATGATGTCGAAGTCTTTTATGTCGTTTGGATATTTGTCTCTGATTTCTAGAAGTCTCGCCATACTCAATTGTTGTGCTGAGAAGTCTTTAATCATCTCTCCTTGCAAGATACGATCCTTATAGACTCTCTTACTCACATTAATATTAAACGCTCTCCTATCGAAACTGGCGAATGCCAGATAGTCAGGTTTGTGGAGTTGTTTGTGGTCGATACACAATAGACCGAAAGAATCCCACTCTTCTTCCACCGATGTGACTCTATCGGAGGGTGACCAGTATTTACTTCTGCGACTGCGTTCTTCTTCGAAGACATCAACGAGTTCTCCGTCTTCTAAGACGGCGACTGCTGTGTCGTGAGATGTGTTGATTCCGAGGACTGTTTTCACTTCACTCATAATATAATTTTACCTCATGGATTTATATATTCTTTTTCCAGTTGTTCAGTCGTCACCAGTTTACGCTCTAACATATCGAACACCATATCTCGTTGTCCTTTTTCTCTGCCGTCTTTCTGGCCCCATAAGAATGAAACTGTTGACATGACTGTGATGAACACCACATGTATTAATAGTAATGTTTCCATGTTAGTATTTAGTCACGATAAAAAGGCCAGCGAATTTTAAATGGAAGTTTCCAATTCACATTGTAGCGAATCTTCTCTGTCCAGAACCAATGTATGCACATCGCTAAGACGAACCACATACCGATACTGAATAACCATTTGAATGTCCAGCCTAATATTGTGTAGGGTAATAAAATAAAATCTTCAATCATAAGTCTTTGGGGTCAGTTCTTAAATAAGAACCGATGTATAAAAATAATTCGTGTAATGATAACATAATAATATTTATCTGGCGGGAGGGATTGCACACAACTATCGTGTTATAAAATTGTGGATTTTGTGATATTTAATCCCTTTACCCCTAGCCCGAGTTCTTTTCCAAACCCCTATTATTAGTCCAGTATACACTAGGTCGGTCCTTTTCGTCTAGTGGTTTTTGTGAATATATGTAATGTGAAAAGATTATTTCGTACTGCATTTAATATAATATAATCCGATGTGATACCAGAATGTACTTAGATAAGACATTAATTTTGCCTCTGTGATTTAAGAACTCCATATCCAGAAGTCGATTCAATTTCTTTAACTCTCTGTTGTGCTTGTCGCTTGAGTCTGTTGCGTTGCCGTGCAGCCTTGTTCGCTGCTGTCCATTCTGCTTGATGTTTCTCAATGTATTTGTCGCAACCGTCACGCAACGATTCCAAAAATTTAATATATCGCTTCTTCTGAGGCTTCGTCATAAAAGAGTACCCTTCAAGATAATCTGGCTCATCGGAACAAACTTCTGCTAACAGACCATCCCAAGAAGGTCGCATCAGAACAACAAGTTTCTTTTTCATCTTCAATTGTTCCAAATAATTCTCAATCTTGAAATTAGACTTATAGTTATTATCCATAAACAAGTCTAACTGATACTCAACTTCACCTAAGGCCTCATTCACCTTATTGTGCATTGCCAGTTGTATTTTATTCATAATAAACATTATATATCATAAAAAAGATTTAAACAGACCAGACAAGAGTATCATACCACCCACTGCATTGAGTAGAATAAGGGCTCTGTCCTTCCATAAGAGAGACACTCCCAACCATCCGAAGACCCCAATCGTGCTGAACCATAAGTCATATATCTGATACTGAACCTCTCCTGTTGCTCGCATCGCCATCGCAATGACTATAACCAGTGAAGAGAACCACTTTAAGTACCACGCAATAGACTCCTTAAGCCTATTCTTCTTCTCCTTATCTGTTTCAAAGACTGTGTAAGGGGGATAATCCTCATCCATCAATATCTTTCTCCCAAAATAAGGGAATATATTTGTTTGCTCTGCGTTCAGCCACCATATTTGCAGTGACATACGCAAATAAACCTGCGAATACAGTAAAAAATACCATAAAAAATAATTCTAACCCGCTCATAGTACGCCTAAAGCGACCAAGCCAACAAGAACAAACTCATCAAGTATCATAATACCTACTAATATTTTCGTCATACTCATTATATTTCTCCAAAAAAAATTTTTATCTCATCTCTATGGACATCCCGATGCCTTAACATCAGTGGACCAACGCTCAAATTCTCAGCTGGACTGTTTGCTTCGCCCACATAGAGCGCCAGACTATCGCTTAGAGCGAATCCTAGCGCTTCTAAGACGCTTTGATACTCTTAGAGACCATCTATGTCTTATGCGAGCATCTCAGCAGCGCAGAGTGGCGCCGGCGTTTTCATTCCGGCGCATGGATGTTCGGACATCAACCTCTGATACTTTCACATATGCATGATATACTATAAGGCCCTATCAGATGACCCCTTTAACATACTCCATTATACTACAATGGACGCACTTTTGTCTAGTGGAAAACATTAACTTCGCCTTCAATCACTATGTAATCTATCTCTATGTTGCCTTCGATGAGGTCTCTACCTGCCTCACCCCTACTCTCAAGGCTCTCGCACATATACTCCCAACACCTATTGATATATGGCCCTTTAACTGTGGCCAACTGCATCTCTTTCGCATTGAGTGTTATCTCTATAGGGTAACCAGTGGCGATGTGCGTACCTAACAACTGGTTCTGCCTAAAGTGAATGTCTAAACCACTAGTAGGAGAACTGGCTGTTAAACGATTACGCTGTCTTACTCCTACTGGTGGAAGCTCACTTTTGACTGGTGCCCCACTACTCATGCTACCAACCCCACGAGCATTGGGAG